CAGCAATCAAGAAGCTGACAACTTTCTTTACTTTTCCGAATCCCGATTGTTCGTGGCGTGACTTTATTAAGATGTTGGCTGACGACACACTTGTTATTGATGCCGCTTCGATTTTGCTTCGTAAGAATAAAGCCGGAGAAGTTGTTCAGATGCGAGCTATCGATGGTGCCTTGATTACAAAGTATATCGATGAAAATGGCTGGACTCCGCAAAACGGCGATCCGGCGTATGCTCAGCTTTGGTACAACATCCCGATGGTTGATCTTTCTACGGATGATCTCGTTTACCGCCCGTGGAATCCGCGTACGAATAAGCTTTATGGTTATTCGAAGGTTGAGCAAGCCATTCAGCATATTACGCTCGGTCAACGTCGATTGGAGTGGCAGTTAGCGAATTATGATTCCAGCAATATTCCTGAAGGAATTATGATTGTTCCTCCGACTGCTACACCGGAACAAATCGAACGTCAACAAAATTGGCTTAACTCAACTCTAGCTGGTAACATTGGGCGCCGAACACAACTTCGCCTTGTTCAAGGTTTTAATATCGATGATAAGCCGGAACAGATTTTGTTTCCGAAGCTTGACAAACTTATCATGGATGAAACTGACGACATGCTTGCGCGTGTTCTCTGCTTTTGCTTCTCGGTAAGTCCGCACGCTCTTCAAAAAATGATGAACCGGGCGACAGCTCAAACTAGCCAGGAGTCTTCTGAAGAAGAAGGTCTTGATCCTATTCTTAATTATTTGGCTGATACAATGAATTACATCATTCAAATAAAAATGGGTTTTGTCGATTACGAGTTTGCTTGGATGGAGCCGCGAGAAACGGATATCGCTAAGCAAGCGTTAGCTGATGAAATCTATGTAAAGAACGGGATCAAAACGATTAATCAGGTGCTTATTGCGATGGGAGAAGACCCTAGCGACAATCCTGATTGCGACAAAAATCTTATTATTACTGGACAAGGAACGGTTGAAGTTGGAAAGCAATTGCAACCAGCTGGCGGTGGAAGAAATGCAAATAGCTCTGGTACAAATGTTCCTCCAACGCGAGCGGTCGAAACTCCTGGTGGAAAAATTCCAAAGTGTACACAACACAATGAATTTACAAAAACTTGTCGTCACTGCTTAATTGAAAATTTGGCGGTAGCGGTCGCTGATTAAATTCTGTGCAACATCCTCATAAGGAGATATTATGGACGCAATTGACCTGACAGCTGGTGGTGGAGCGCAAACGGTGACCGTACCCGCAGCGACAGCTGGTTTTCAAGTAAAGGGAGCAACCGGAAGATTGATGAGAGTTCTTGTTCTTGCTAATATGGCGACAACAGCTCTTACTTTCTACGATAGTATTGGAGCAGCTTCTGGTGTTGTCATTGGTGTTGTTCCTACGACAGCGACAGCAGGAACGGTTTGGGTTTTTCAAATGCCAGCTTATGTCGGTATTTACGCGGTAGGTGGAACTGGTCAAACAGCTTGCACCGTTAGTTTTAACTAAAAGGATATTCATGAACAAATTACAAGTATTACCGCAACCTGGGGATGACATTCCATCTCTCAGAATGAAACTGGCGCGAGCGGAGCATAATCAGATGCACCTTGCTAGCTTGATTATAGCTTTGCTTAAAGAGAAACACGATGGGCAAGCTTTTATTAAGCTTGATACGATTTCAAGTATCGATAAGGGAGGGTATGGGTTAAATTACCAGGCTCTCCCTGAATTGGGAACGGTTAAAGTCGCGGTAATGAGCCGGGAAGAAATGCCCGTAGAAAAAACGTTGGATCAAACGGCTTCATTGCAAATCAATGAAAAACGGATGATTCCGAGAGAAGCTCCTTTTACGTTGCAAGTTCTCCCTCCAGAAAATGGTTCTTTTGGTATTTCGACATCGGTGCTATACGCCGATGTGACGCAAAGAGTAATGAAACAAGTTGGAACAAGTCCAAAATTTGGAGAGTATACCGCTGACGATACCGGCTTGTACACGTTTAGCCAGGATGATGCTGGCTTTGAAGTTCTATTGTCTTATTCCTATTACCCAGGGAAGAAGCAAGAGGAGGTTCATGAAAAGCCTACTCGATGCGCTAAATGCGGTTATGCGTTTGGGGAACATCGGGCAGATTGTGAGGACAAATAAATGGGTGGATTCTTGTGCGCTTTAAAAAGTACGGAGCCTACAAAATCGGAAGCTCCTCAAAAAGCATCGGAAGCGAAAGAAATGAAACAGATCATGTACCCCGGAAGGCGTAGTGAGCCTTTAAAAAAGGTACAGGAGAAACAAGATGGATAAATTCAGTAAATTTGTTCGACTTGTAAAGATTGAAGACGAAGGGCATAAAGTTTATGGTATTGCAACTTCGGAAGTCCCTGATAAGGATAACGAGATTGCTGACTATGAAGCTTCCAAGAAAGCCTTTCAGCTTTGGTCTGAGGATTTTGTTGCGAAAACATCAGCTTCCGGTCAAGACCTTTCTTTGGGAAATGTTCGCCTAATGCACGGTCTAACGATTGCTGGTAAGGTGACTAAACTTATTTGTAAGGACATGGAAAAGCAAATCTGGATTGAATCGACTCCTTGCGACGATACAATCTGGAATCTTATCAAAGGTGGATTCATTACTGGCTATTCGATGGGAGGGAGTTATGCCTGGAAAAGAAAAGAAGGCGAGTTTCAGCGCATTGCTCCTACGATTGCAGAAGTCAGTTATGTTGACAATCCTTGTAATCCAGAGGCTTCCTTTGCTTATGTCAAGACGGATGGAAGTGTTGAAATGCGCAAGTTTGCCGATCCTACGACTTTACCACAAGAAGCGAAGACGTTATTGGCAAAGGCAAAAGAGGACGCAGGAACGTCGGCTGCATCACAAGACGATCAAGATCATCAGAAATTAATTGCAAAACTTTTCTTTACACAATTTGGTCTTACTCCTCATTCTTGTGATGTCTGCGAAAAAGAAGCAAAGACAAAGAAAAAAGGTGGAAAGAACCTATCTTCTTCTGACTTCGCTTATGTAGGTGATCCAGACGACACGAGTACGTGGAAGCTCCCGATTCACGATGCGGCTCACGTGAGAAATGCACTTGCGCGGTTTAATCAGACGGAAGGCATCCCGTCCGGTGAAAAAGCGAAGGTTCACGCACGCATAGTCGCAGCGGCCAAGAAATTTGGTATTGAAGTAAGTGATGGAAAAAATTCGAAAACTAAGAAAATTTTTGAGACATTATCAGAAACTTGTGCTAAAGTCGTTTCGAATACTACGGTTGAAAAAGCCGAGGGGCTGGAAGCGAAATGTCTCAAGGCGGTTGAAGAGTACCGGCAGAACAGCTTTTATAAAGGTATGTACGAAGTCAGCCGCTTAGCGGTAATGGTTGACGACCTGTATTACTTGATTTTGAGTACAGCGTACGAAAGGGATGCGGAAGGTGATGAATCTCCGATTCCTGATGAACTTCACAATCACCTCAAAGGCTTAGCTGAAGTTTTGGTCAGCATGGTCGAAGAGGAAACGAAAGAACTTCTAGCTCAGCATGGAGGATTGACAATGGCTTTGACACCGGAAGAACTTAAGAAGGCCGCAAAAACTTTGCACGATCATCTCGAAAAACTGAAAGAAATGCACACTGAGCATTGCGAGAAGATGTGCAAACTTCACAAGGACATGGAAATGGCTGCTCACTCGCACCTCGATAAGTGCATGAAAGCTATTGGTTCCATGGAAGAGAAAGAAAACGAAACCGAAGATCAGAAGAAAGCTCGTGAAGCAGACGAGTTGAAGAAAGCAGAAGAAGCAAAGAAAGCGGAAGAACTGAAGAAGGCGACGGAAGCGGAAGCGGCTAAGAAAGCCGAAGAGTTGAAGAAAGCCGCCGAAGGAAACCCAATACTGACCACGCTCGTTGAAACTGTTCAGGAACTCGCGAAAGCTCAAAAAGAAGGACAGAAATTGGTTACTGAGCAAGCAACGAAGATCGAGGAACTCTTGAAGAGTCAAGCGTCTGAATTGGCAAGAACTACGGCTAAGCAGACAACTACTCTGATTAACCGCGATGGTTCGGTGCTCAGTAAGGTTACTCCGACCATAGCTTCTGGTTCGATGGCTAACACGGGTTTGTAAAAATTTCATAGGCAGTTATCAGGAGAAAAAGATTTATGTCTCTTCATCAAGTTATTCCGCAAGATATTTACGCGAAATATCTCTCGGAAACGACCGAGAGTATGGGCGATTTCAAGAAGTCGTTGTCTTCTGGTGAAATGGAGCTTCTCACCAAGCTAAAGAATACAGGTGGTTCATCGGAAGATAAGGATCAAAGGGAATTGTTTGCCAAAGCCATTATCAAAGAACGTGCGGTAAAGATTCACGGCGCGAGTGGTGAAAACTTCCGGGGCATGGGTAAGGCGGGAGTCACGAGCGCGTTGGGTTACAACTTCTACGATCTTCGTGCGCCAGTTCAACTTTCGTATCCGGTCAACGTTCCGTTCCGTAATTCGCTTGCTCGTATCGGGCGTGTGAATGATGGATGGGGCGTAGCCGCTCACTGGAAGGCAACTCGGAACCCTGGCATTGTGTATGGTGGTGTTCAAGAAGGGGAACGCAACCAGATTTCGTCTCCTGACGAGAACGATTACACCGCGACCTACAAAGAGATTGGCGTAGAGCGTGGCGTGACCTTTACCGCTCAGTTCGCTGGCGAAGGCTTTGCTGACAACGTGGCAGACGAACATCTTCGTGGTTTGCACACGTTGTGGCTCCAAGAAGAAAGCATGATGTTGCTGGGGAACAGCGGTACGGCGTCAGGAAATAACGGATTCTTACTTGGAACTCCGGCGACACCTACGGTAAGCAACCCTACGGCGGGTGGTTCGGTCGGTGAACCTTTGACCATCAGCGTATTTGTTTGCGCGATTACCGCTCTTGGTAATCCTTCAAACGCGCAATATGGTTATGGTGTGTTTCCAACTGTTGCAAATGGAGTAACCACAACTTACGCTCGTTTGAACCAGGATGGAACCACGACTAACGTTAGTTGCGGAGTTTCAAAGCTTAGCGCGGTTGGTACTTCTGGCGCGGCCACAACTTCCGGCAACCAGACGGTAACGGCTACGACTACTTCCATCAAGGGTGCTTTTGGTTGGGCTTGGTACGTAAACACGACAGGGACTACCGCTGCTGGTGCTTACCTGTACGCGATTACGCAAAGTCCGTCAGTAACCATCAACACTGTGGTGGGAACTTCGACTCAGGTGGCCACCGCTATTTCGACCACAATCGATTACAGCGCGAACCCCTATGACTTTGACGGTCTTCTGACCTACGCCGCTTCAACGGCTGGTGCCTACTGGCTTGATTTGCTAGGCGCTTCGTTGACTTCCGGTAAGGATGGAACGGTCAATGAAATTGAAAACGTACTTCTGTACCTCTGGACTAATTTCCAGGCTCAGGTTGACACAATCTGGTGCGGTTCGACTGCCCGTATTTGCCTTGATAAAGCGATCCGCTATGCTGGTACGAACAACACTGGTTATCAGTTTGTTTATACCAAGGATAGCCAAGGTAATCTGATGGGTGGTTACCTGGTCCAAACGTATAAGTCGAAGTGGGCGATGAGCCAATCTGGTGGACAGGAAATTCCAATCCGAACCCATCCGATGTTGCCTCCGGGTGCGATCTACTTTGACATTTCGCAAAACCCGTATCCTGGTAGCCGGGCACCGTTTACTCGTGGAATGCTTGTGCAGCGCGAATACTACTCCATTGAATGGCCGTTGGTGACTCGTCAATGGACGTTTGGCACGTATTGCCATGAAGTGCTTGCTCATAACTTCCCGTGGATTACGGCTGTGCTCGCAGGTGTCGGAACGTTTGTTGCTGATTAAGGTTTCTTGCTTGTTTACTTGGCGGGGCGTTCTCAGCGGGAGAATGCCCCGTTTTTTCAGGAGAAAGTATGGCAACGAGTCCTTATGATCTTACGACAATCGCTTCCGTCATGAATTTAATGCAAACGGAACAGCAGAACTATTCTGCGGCAGAACAAGCTGAAATTCAAGCTTTAATTACTGATGCGAGCCGATATATTTTAAAAAGGACAGGGAGAGCCACACTCAATTCGGTGATGGCTTTTACCGACATACTGGATGGTTCTGGGAGTCTTCAACAGTACGTTCGAAGTGGCCCAATCATTCAAGTCTTTTCTGTTTACATTAACGGTAATCAACTAATCGCTTCTCCAAATGGAACGACATACGGATATGTCATCGATAGCGATAGAGAAAGTATTACCATTGTAGGAGCTGGGCAAGGTCTTCCGGGTAATGCAGCTTTCTTTCGTGGCGGAACGTACGCGATGTATCCCACTTTTGGGGGTGGTTTTAAATTTTGGCAAGGAAAGCAAAATGTCAGTATTTCATATTTAGGTGGGTATGACACAGACAGAAACTACTTGGATACGGTTCCGGCTTCTCCTTTTCAAATTACCGTTTTTGGAAATTTAACTTTTGCGGTTGATCTTGGAGTGCGTTACGCGCTGACCGGCGTAAATCTTGAAGCGGTTGAATCTTCTCCCGCTGAAGGTCAGTACACAGTTGCTGATGGTGTCTATACGTTTAGTGCGGCAGATACAAATGAGCAAGTTGTAATCTCTTACGCTTATAGCGGCGTTCCACAAGATATTGGAATGGCGGCAACTCGGTTAGTTGTTCAAAACTATAAGCGAAGAAAGACAGTTGACGAAAAGTCAAAAATCCAGCAAAGTGCTGGAACCGTGGCTTATCGGGATTGGGCGGTTGATCCGTTGACAGAACAAACGATTAACAATTATAAACGGATTGCCTTGATGGTCACTTAACTATGGCAAAAAGGCAGTTACCCAAATCGGTTCGAATTGAAGATTCACCGAAAGAGTTTTATCACGGTTGTGCGCAGAAAAAGAAATTTCCTTCAAAAAAAGTTGCGCTAGGCGTGGCAAGGGCGATGAATGATCCAGAGGTAAAGGCTTATAAATGTCGCTTTTGTCCGAGCTGGCACTTGGGGCACTAAATGATCGAATTTAACGGAACAGACGTAGCGTTTTCAACGAAGCTTCGAAACAAGTCAGATGAAATCACGGAAGCTTTACTGGAAAAGACCAACGAACTATCGGGAAAGTTGGTAGAAAAAATTGTTGGTAAGTTGTCCGGTGAAGTGCTACAAACTAGGAGTGGAAACCTTCTTGAAAGCGTACAAGAGGTGCCAGCCGAGTTAGTGGCAAACGAAGTTGTTGGAGGAGTTGTTGTTGGAGACGAAAAAGCACCTTATGCTGAAGTTCAAGAGTTGGGTGGAGAAAAGGCTTACAAAATTGTTCCGGTAGACAAGAAAGCTTTGCGATTTTTACTTGACAATAAAGAATTCTTTGCAAAACAAGTAAATCATCCACCGCTTCCAGCTAGAAGTTTTGTTGGGTCTTCGTTGGAAGAAATGCAATCTGAAGTTGAATTTGAATTGAAAGAAGCTATCCTTTTGGCGAGTTTATGAATCAACCACGTGAGGTAATTTATAAGGCGTTATTTGACTTATTGAAAGAAGTTACTTGGACTTTTAACGCGGTTCCAGGTTTCTTCCGATACAAGTCACGCTATTTAACTTCGTGGGATAACCTTCAAATTGGCCAACAACCCGCTATCTTTTTGCGGGAGTTACGAGAACAAACAAGACAAGATGTCCTGGCTCTCCCAAAGTGGAAGTTAAGAGCGCAAGTTTGGATTTTCGCGGAAGCAGCGGGGAACATGGATCAAGCTCAAAACTATCCCGCGCAACAAATTAACCCGATTTTAGATGCAATTGAATTAGCTCTCGTGGGAACGGTTCCAGGAGAGAAACAAACGTTAGACGGACTAGTTGAACATTGTTGGATTGAAGGTGATATCGTTATCAACGATCCAACAGCACCCGATCAGCAAATCATCATACTAATTCCTGTCTCTATCAGCACAGGTTTAGGAGGTTATTAGGATGGCTTTTCAATTTGGAAGCGGCGTCGTTTGGATGAGTCCGGTTGGTGGAAACACACCGACTGATCCAACCCCGAAAGAACTCGGTACCATTGAATCGGCAAGTTGCGAATTCTCTGGTACTTTAAAAGAATTGATTGGTTTTAACCAATTTCCCGATGACGTTGCGGTAGGCGAAAAGAAAGTTTCTGGCAAGATCGTGATGGGACGTATCGACGCCGGAACTTTCAATAATACCTTTTTTGCTGATGTTACGACATCTGGATCGATCAACACGAATTACAACGCTCCATATACGATCCCAGCTCCTTCTGGACCTTACACCGTGGTTGTAACAAACCCGTTGGGTGGTTCCTTCGTGTCAGACCTTGGCGTTATTTACGCTAGTGGGGCGAATGCTGGAAAACGCTTTACGTATATGGGAGCGGCTCCAACTGCTGCGGGTGAGTATAACTATGCTGTCTCGACTGGTACAGCGACTTATACTTTTAACGTCGCTGATGCTAGCACTTCTGTTTGGATTTCGTTTTCTTATAGTGCTTCTTCCGCTGGAAATACGTATCAGATCAATAACCAAGTTATGGGTTATGGTCCGATTCTTGCTATTGATCTTCTCTGGGGTTATCAGAGTGGATATACAGGTACGGCAAACGCTATCGGCATTCATCTTTACAACGCTCGCGTATCAAAGCTTTCGTTGGGAGCAAAGAACACCGATTACGTGAAACCGGAAATGGATTTTTCAGCTTTTGCTAACGCTTCTGGACAGGTTGGTTATTTCATCCAAAACGTAGCGTAATCTTTTTTGAAACAGGAGATCATACTATGGCTTTTCAATTTGGTAGTGGCGTCGTTTGGATGAGTCCGGTAGGTGGCAATGAAGCGACTGATCCCACGCCGAAAGAACTCGGAACCATTGAGTCGGCCAGTTGCGAATTTACTGGCACGCTTAAGGAGCTGATCGGCTTTAACCAGTTTCCTGATGACGTTGCGGTAGGCGAAAAGAAAGTTTCCGGTAAGATTGTCATGGGACGTATCGACGCTGGAACTTTTAACAACGTGTTTTTCGCTGATATTGTAACAGCTGGTTCGATTAACGATCAGTATAACGAAATCGATGTGGTGCCTGGAACACCGTATGAAATTACTGTTACTCCTCCGAGTAGCGGAACGTTTCAACAAGATTTAGGCGTCATTTATGGCTCCGGCGCGAAAGCTGGCACACGTCTTACACGTCTGCCTACTGGAACTCCCGCCGCTGGCCAATACACCATCAACGAGGGAACGGGAGAGTATACGTTTGCGGCTGCTGATACCGGAATCACGATGTGGATTTCTTATCAGTTCTTACTCTCTTCGACTGGCTCGACGTATGAAATTAATAACCAGGTCATGGGTTATGGCCCGATTCTTGCCATCGATCTACTTTGGGGTTATCAGAGTGGGTATACAGGAGTAGCTAACGCTATTGGCATTCACTTGTATAACGCTCGCGTCTCAAAGCTTTCGTTGGGTGCCAAGAATACCGACTACGTGAAACCTGAGATGGATTTCTCGGCTTTCGCGAACGCTGCTGGTCAGGTTGGTTATTTTATTCAAAACGTCGCTTAATTTTACGACGGGTGCCAAAAGCAAGGGACAACCGCTGGACGGGTTGTCCCTTGTGTGTTATAGTGATGCCCAGCACCGTGAAAGGTGAAAACAATAATAGATACTCTTGGCAGGAGGAACATAGCCTGTACGGGAGCCTTCCCAAAAGGCAGAAGGATTGTGATGGCACAAACCAAAACTGTAATTGTTGAAGAAACGCAATATGTAATCTCTTCTTTGACTGTTGGAGAAGTTGAAGATTTAATTCTTGGTGGTTCTGAAGCTTCTATAAAACAACGCGCTATTGAAAATCCTCGGGCCGTCGTTCTGGCTGGCCTTAATAACGCGCTTCCCTCTATTCCATATACAATAGATTCTGTCCGCAAATTCTCCTGGAAAACTTTCAAAGCGTTGCAAGAAGAAATTCTTGAGTTTACGGGATTTCCTCGTCCAGAAGTATCGATGACAGAGACTAAACCGGGGGAATCAAAGGCAACCGTAAACTAAAGCCATACGAGCTTTACGGCTGCCTGATAACAACTACTGGCTGGACGTACAGGGAGGTGGAAAACCTCCCTTTTCGTCGCGCCTTGGAGTTGTTTGAGTATTGGCGTGAAAGTCCTCCTTCTCATATTCTTCATCGGATGCATTATGGATATAAGAATGAAGATGCAAGTGCCCCAGAAATTGAAGAAGGGCAAATGCCAACTGACATGGATATTTCCATTGCAAACGGAATGGTTAGAAGCGGAGCGGCGATGCCGATGTATCGGGAACCGCATCATCGGCAAGCAGCAATTCGGCGTGCTTTAGAAGAAGCTAGAAACAGAGGAAAAAAGAATGGCTGATGAAAACGAGATTAGGGCAAAGGTAGTAGTTGATATCTCGCAGGTTCGTCCTGCCATGGATGCAGCTGCGTCTAGCGTCGAAGCTGGATTTGCTCGCATGGACTCGGCTGCTTCTACAGAAATCGCACGGTTCAAAGCATTATCTGATTCCGCCTCTAATTTCGCGGCCAAGGCAACGAGTGGAGGAAAAGAAGCTGCTTCTGCTTTAGACGCTGTTTCAACGGCTGCGAAAGAAGAACAAAACTCGATGAGTCGCGCTTCGTTTGAAGCGCAAGACTACGCGCAAAAGATTCAGTCAATTGCAGCGGTTATTACCGAACTTCAATCAAAGGGTGCAAGCTTCGAGGAGATTACCAGAAGACTTCAGCAAGTTGGAGCTACAACAAAAGAAGTACAAGGCGCGTTAGCCGCTTATAATCTCACACTCGAAAGAACCGTAGCGTTATCTCGCACCGTTGCGAGTGTAACACCGCGTACGCTTGGTGCGCCGGAGATTCGTGGTCAAGCAGCAGCACCAGCACCAACTCCAACGACTGCCGCTAGACCAAAAGAAGAGACTGCGGAAGCCGAAACATCATCGACAGTAGTTCCGGTTGGCGGCTCTCGTAGTGAAATTATCTCTAAGAATAATGCTCAAATTTCTTCAAATAAACAAGTTGAAGAAAGCGAGCAAAAACTTACGAATACAGAAGTTACCCAAATTGATCGGGTAGCCGTCGCGGAAGCAAATCTTAACCAGCTAATTCAAAAACGTATTGCTGATACTGCTTTACGAGCACAAAACCGTGAACAAGGTATTCCACAAAATACGGGAGTCACAAAGCCTGTCACGGAACAGCAACTTTATGCTGCGCAAAATGCGCTTGACGAAGCGCGAGCTGAACAAACGCTTAGCGCGGTTAAGACTGATGTCATCGCCAAGAATTCCGCGCTCGAAGAATCAAATCAAAAAGTAGCGATTAGCCAAACTGAAGTCGCCCGAACCGGGACGGTTGAAAATCGAGCTGCTTTGTTGTCTGAAGAAGAGATTCAAAAGACAGTTGAAAAATTTGATCAACTAAGTGAAGCAGAAATACGATCTGCTAATACGTTAACGGGGAAAGAATTAAATAACAAGTTTAACGAATCTGCTGAAAAACAAGAACGAGTATTATCTCAAGATTCCGCGCTTGGCTCGCCCGAGTATCAAGAGGCAAATCAACGAGCCAGCCTTTATCATGACCTTGAAGGTCGCCGTGCGCAACAAGATTCTCCGGTTGGTGGCGAAAGTGTTACTTCTACAAATTTGACAACGGCTGCTGAAAAGAACCTTGTTTCCGAAAATGAGCGAGTTGCTGCCTCGAACAAGTTAACAGCCGAAAGTACAACAGAAGTAGCTCGTGCGCAAGCTCGATTAGATGCTTTGCTTGAAAAGCAAGTTCAGGATCGCGCCTTACGTACGCAAAATCGGGAAGCTGGAATTCCACAAAATACGGGAGTCACCAAACCAGTTACCGAACAACAAATTTATGCTGCTCAGAATGATGTGGAAGAAGCGAAGGCTCGCGCTCCAAAAGAGCAAGATACTTCTTCACAAACTCGACTGGATGAAACAGCAAAGACGGCTACTTCAAGCTTAACGGCTGAATCTACCGCCCTTCGAAATGTTTCAGAAGAAACCAAGAATGTTTCTAGTTCTTCTGAGCAAATGAGTACCGCGCAAAAGTCTGCTTCTTCTGAGATTACTTCAGCTATGGGCAACGAAGTCCGTAGTATTCAACAGACTTCTAGCGCCATGACGGAGGAACAACAACGTGCAGTCAACGCATATCGGGAGCGACTCTCCGCGTCTCAGCAATCGATTACTACTGCTAATGCAGAAGCTTCGGCAACTAGTGCTATTTCTTCGGCTCAGAAGAAAGTTTCTAGTTCGTCAGAAGAAACAGCGGCAAAGGTAGCACAAAGCAATACAACGATATCCTCAACTAGCCAAGAAGCGAAGCAGTCGATTCTTGATAGCGCGACCGCACATGAGCAAAGTGCTAGTTCTATTGAAGCTGATTCTGCAAGTGTTAGTGCTTATACTCAATTTATTAGCTCGATGAGTGAGCAAGAACGGGGCGCTTACGCCGAAACGATTGATTCAGCTCAAAAGAAATCGAGCGTTATTCAAGCTAGTTCACAACAAGAAGGGCAAGAATTACAAAATCAAGTAGCTGCTTTGCAAGCGTATGAAGCGACGAGTGGTGACGTTGCTCGTAATGTAACGGCTGAAGAAGAAAAGAAAGCGGCCTTATTCGGTCTTAGCGCGGCTCAGCAAAGAAAGCTGGCTGAGCAGACGGCGAGCTACGGAAACCAAGAAGTAAGTACAGCGGCGCGAGTACAAAGTGCCACGAATGGCATTGCAAGTGCTCAAGCGAGAGCTGCCGCTGCTTCTGCGAGAACCGCAGAGCAAATGAGAAGTGATGCTGGAAGTGTAGCCGCTTCTTTATCCCAACAAGGTTTATCAGCAGAAGAAGTTGTTTCAGCTTTAAAAAATTTGGGGTATAACGCGGAACAAGTTCAAATCGCTTTAAAAGAAGTTGGCATTGTCGCGGAGCAAGTAGGCGACAAAATTGTTTACAGCTTCTTAAAAGCGAAGGCTGCTGGCCAATTGTTCGTGGATATTCTTGCAGGCGGTGGTCCGCAATCGATGTCGTTTGGTCTTGCTCGCTTAGCGGCTACCTCTTCTTTCCTGGGTCCATTGCTTGAAAAGGCTTTCCCGATTATTGGTGCGTTAGCCTTTATTGATATTCTGGCGCAGATTCCAGAATATATTGAAAAAATTGAAGATTATCTTGCTGGTTGGAATAAAGCGCAAAAAGAAGTTTTCAGCGAGAGTCTTACCGAGACTCGGCAGATTCTTGAATTCTACGATAAAATTCAAAAACAAAGAGCGGAGTCAGCCGGTGATGTCGCTTCAAATTCAGTAACTAGACTTCATTTAGAAACGCAAGGGCTAGTCCAGTACCAGGCAGAATTAGCAACGACCCAGCAAAAGGAGCAAGCTTTTTTACGTATATTAAACGAAGCTGGTCAAACGCACACTGAAACGATCACCGCTCGTGGTCGAGGCGGTGTTGTCGAGGTTCCTGTTCAAGTAAAGAACATTAAACTTGAAAATGAACGGGAAAAAATCAAAGAAGCGGTTGATCAGTTGAATGAAGATTTGCAACGGATGGCAAAAGAATCTGGGCAAAATATTCATTTTATTGCTCCATTTAATTTGCAAATGTCGGACACGAGTGCCGAAGAGTATTTGAAAAAGGTTACAGAAGATTATTCAAAGGCAGAAGACGACAAAGCCAGAATTCAAACAGAAACAAATTTAAAAATTCAAAAGAACAACGAAGAAGAAGTAAGGGCGGCTCAGAAAAATAGTTCTGAGATGACCGAGGCGCGCATTAACGCCGCGAAGACAACGGAAAACGCTGAGTTATCTTTCGCGGAAGAAACGACAAAAAGAAACCAACAAATTGGAAAAATTACCACGGAAGAAGCGGAATCCGAGGAGCGCCAGCAAGTTCAACGAAAGTTTCAAATTGAACGAGAATATCTTGAACAAAAGAAAGCGTTGGCCGACCAAGAAGCGGATGAAAATAAACGTCGCCTTGAATCCAGCGATTATTTTAAAGCAGCTCCTAAACCAGAACAACAAGGTTTGCTAGCCGCAGAAGATACTTCTACTTTAGCAAAGAAAACTGAAATCGATGCGCAAATTAAGGCGAATGAAGAGAACCTTCAAACATCGTTAACTCAACTTGATATTAAGGGGACAAACGAACGTTACGAAAGTGCGCTCGATAAGCTAAAGGCTCAATACAACGAAGAGAAAGAAGGCAGTACTGCGCGATATACGATCATGGAGCAAGAACTGTCTCTTGCTCGCGCAACCTTCGGTGAGCAAGGGAAAGAATTCGAAGAAGTTCAACGAAGGATGACCGCTGAAGTTCGCGAGAACCAGGCTGCTCAACAAAAGGAATACGAGAAAACAGCCGCAGCCCAAGCGAAGATTCTTGAGAAACGTACAAATGCCATTATCGCTTCTGATAATGATGAACTAGAGTCGGCGCGAAAAAAAGCAGCTTCCGAATTACAACTGGATGAACAGTCACTCGAAAGAAAGTCTAGCGGAGCCGCGAAGGGTTCTGGTTCACAGAATATTATTAATCAGGTTCCTTTATTAAACATCGGAGCTATGGAAGCTGGATTAGCGCAACAGCAATCTGCGCAAGAAGCTTACTACGCTCGTGTTGATTCTCTGATCGAAGAAAATAGAAACAAGGAAATTTCTACCATTCAAGATGAGCAGAATACCGTCTTGCGAAATTCTCTAGTTGACATTGCGAACGAAGAAAGTTATTTAAAGCAATATGAAGCACTGCAAGCGAAGAAAGTAGAGATCGCAAAACGAGCCGACAAACAAATTGAAGATGCGCACACCCAGATGGAACAACAGCTGGCGAAAGAGGCTGAGAAAGAGGCGCAGCAAGAACAAGCACAAGCCGCTAAAATCTCTAACTTCTGGGCATCTGAAGTTGACAAGATGATTTTCCAAAGTCGGAGTTGGCACGACGCTGTTCAAAAACTGGCTGAAGATTTAGCGAAGAAAGCTATTGAGTGGGGCGTTAAAGAAGTTACCCAGTTTATTACCAATCAATTATTGATGCGTGCCGCGCATAAGTTAACGTCGGTAATGGCTGAACAAGACGATTATGTACGAGCAGAGCAAGAGAAACAGCTAGAAGCGCAAGTAGCGGCTGCTAAAACGGCTGCTACGGTAACTCCAGATACAGCGGCTATCGCGGCGAACGGTGCGCTAGCAAATAGCGAAGTTGGTGCCGCTGCCGCTACCGCTTTTGCTGCACAACTTATTGCTTCTGGTGGACTGGATATTCCCGGTGCTTTACTCGCTGCCGGTGCCGTAGAAGCCGCTGGCGCTCCGTTAGTTGCGCAAGCATCTGCTGAAAAAGGATTTGATGTTCCGGGTGGAAACCCGGTTCATACGTTGCTTCATCCTCGCGAGATGGTCCTTCCAGCGCATATTGCGGAAGGCGTTCGCGGCGTAACGAACAATATTAAGTCGAACGCTTCGAGCCAAAGTCAAAGTGCAAATCATTATTACAACATGCGGTTTAATTACAGCCCGAAAATCGAAGGTAACTTGAGTCCAGAAGAACACGGCGAAAGAACCTTCAAATACATTCAAGGAAAATTCCGAAGGATGGGGGTCAAGGTATAATATGAGTTTACTTGTATTCCCGGCATTCGATCCGCCGTATTGGAATGCGACGTGGCCGGTAAAGCAGACGCCGATGTTCAATACAATTATTCAGCGTCCAGCTTCTGGCCGTGGTGTTATTCGAATCGGCACCTATCAATTTCCTCTTTGGAATTTTTCTTTCAATATTAGCTATATTAAAGGTGACGCGACAGGTGTCAATACCGCTTGGCAAATTCTAGTTAACTTTTTTATGGCTGTTCAAGGGCAAGGTTCTGATTGGCTTTTTCTTCATCCTTGGGACAGTCTCGCGGGAAGCTACGCTGTTCCAGGTGCGGTTACGTTTGGTATTTTTAAACCAAATGAGATGGTAGTCCAAACTGGAACAGGAGCGACGGCAACGACTGATGGAGACGTTTTTGGAACAACGATGTATCTTGGTCCTATTACTGGTACCGCAAATGGAACCGGAACTTGGGTTGGGCAGACGAGTGATTCCATTTTTTCTCCTAGCGGAGCGCCTGCAGTGAACACTACGCAAGCTATTGCTACGGGAGATGGAGTTACAACCGCTTTCACCATGTTTCGAACTATTGTAACGAGCGGTGCGCAAGATATGATCCAAAATTTTGTTACCCCGCCATTAATCTTCGTCAATGGTAGTTTAGTGAGCAGCTCTACTTACTCGATCAACGAGTATGGAACGTTGACTTTTAATACGGCTCCCGCCGCCGCTGCGACCATCTCTTGGTTAGGACAATTTTATTATCGTTGTTCTTTTCTTGACGACCAGTGGGAAGACTTGGAAGAATCCCTTTATCAAATTTGGAACCTGGAAGAAATGAAGTTTAGGAGCGTACTTCTGTAATGAAAAACATTAGTCCAGCTTTACAGAACTTCTTATTGCTGAACACGACGTTTAACCGCGCTGATTTGTACACGATTCAGTTACCGAATGGTACAACGCTAAACGCGGTAAGCGGAACCAACACGGATATCGTGTTTCCAGGTTCGCAAGGGCCGCTGAGTCCGGTTACGGTTACAACGAGTGGTTCTGGAAATGCTTGGAACAACACGACGGGAGTCACCGGAACTGTTAGCTTTACCTCAACTAATGTAACTGCCGTTACTAGCCCAACTTCTGATTTACTGAATTGCGAAAATTTTGGGTTTTCTATTCCAAGTACAATTGGATCGATTATCGGCGTTCAAGTTCAGATGGTTTGCTATTGTTCGATTTCTGGTTCGAATATAAATCCATCTCTTACCGGACAACTTCTAGTCGGTGGTTCTCCTGTTGGCACCGCGCAAGCTTTTAACATGCCGGGGTTACCAGAGTTTTATTTTCCAACACGAGCCATTACGTTACAGATTAGTAATCTTCTTTATCCAGGGACTTTAACAGCAGCTCAGGTTAACGCTTCTAACTTTGGAATTCAAGTACAAGCAAATTGTACTGGAACTTCTGGAATGGTTACCACTGTTCAAGTTCAATATATGCAAGTAACGGTTACCTGGCAAGGCGGTTCTGGAACTACAGTTTTCTATGCTTCTCAAAATGGAGTTTGGGAACGTGGCCCATATAAAAATGAAGCGTCGTTCCGTATTTCTTCGCAAGACATGGAGCTGACTGCTTTAATACCAGAAAGTGTTGATTATCCTGGCACGACAACTCCTTTTATGCAAGTCGTTAATCAAGGAATGCTTGAAGGAGCACTCGTAAACATTCAGACGTTATATTGGCCAGATGGTCAATTATATACTTCTGGCCTTAACATGGGAACGATGCAATTAACGAATGGGCAAATTGGAAATGTAAAAAAGACAGGCCGGTCGAAAGTCACGTGCCAACTTTACGATCTTCTTTATATCTTGAATCGAAATGTTCCTCCATTCAAGATTATGACTTCTTGCCGACATACTTTTTGTGATGCCGGATGTACGCTAAATCCAGCGACCTTTACTAGCAGTAACACGCTAGCTACCGGAAGCACCACGCTTTACCTTAATCTCACAACCACCCCGCCGTCACTTCCCTTTACATTAGGCTATGTGACGTTTACGAGTGGGCAAAACGCGGGGCTTAAGGCATCCATTAAAGCGGTTACGGTGAGTGGTGGGGTAACGACATTCCAGCTTCTTAAACCACTGCCATTTCCAGTCGCGACGGGAGATGTTCTAGATATTACATCCGGTTGCTTGAAATCAATTTCTGCTTGCAATTTTTACAGCAATATTATCCACTATGGTGGACAGCCTTTCGTTCCGAATCCAGAGGTTGCAGAATAATGTTGGCGATACGTCACAATACGGCGCGAGAGGCGCGATCATGGGAAGGAACTCCCTATGTCGATCATCAAGGCGTAAAACATGCTGGTGTCGATTGTTTTTTTCTTCCCACCAGGGTCTACCAGGCTGTCGGATTGATGCCAAAAGATTTTAGTCCACCGCCTTATTCTCCGCAACAATGGTTGAATTCTCCGAGTCAAACGGACAAAATGCACTTGCGCGTAGAAGACCGGACAGCTATTGAAATTGTTGAAAAGTATTCGTACAGAGAAATCTCTGAATCGGCGGTTCGAATGGGTGATCTTATCGTTTATAAGATTGTTAATTCATGGACGCATGGCGCAATCGTTATTGAGTGGCCTGGATACATCGTTCATGCGGTAAAGGGTTTGGGAGTAATTGGTTCTCATGGAACAAATGAAGGAATGGTAAAAAGATTAGGTCGTCGTTACTTCACTTTTGTGAAAGAAGACTATGGGATTATTTAACAATAGCCAAGATGATATTCCAACTCAATTTAACGGGATCAGAACAAATTCCGCTATTTTAGGAACAACGCTCCCGATCTTGGTTGGCCAGCAAAGAATTAATAGCTGGAAACTTTTGTGGTACGGTGCGTTTAATTCGTGGCAAGCGAGCGAAGGTGGAAGCGGACTTATTAAGGGTGGGTCGTCCTACGTCTATTCTGCTAGCGTGCTTGGCGCTGTTTGCATGGGTCCATGCGCTAATATGCTCGGCGTTTGGAGTTCAAATGGTAAGTTTGCTATTATCACATCTTCCGAAACGTATGTGGTAAGTGGCTCCTATGCTTACATTCCAACGAATGCTAATTTCTTTGTTCAAGATTTGGGCGCCGGAGTTACAGGAAGTTACAGTGTAACGGTCAATGATTATGGCTCTCCTGGTAACGTAACTTATAGCGGAACACAACAAGTCCCGTTAACTTACGTAACTGGAACTCCTGGCCCTGGTCAGTATAGTATCACGAACAATCCTTCTATTGGTCCATTTGTTCTTACTTCGGTAAATGGAAGCGGTGTCTTTCTTGGTACGGTAGTCAATGGCGATAGTAATGCGTATGAGGGTTTGAGCTTTACGATTACTGGTTTTACAAATTCTCAAAACAACGTAGTAAGTGTTCAATGCACAGGTTCATCTGCAACTTCGATTTCGCTCGCGGTTGTTACGATTCCAGAAACGCATTCAGGACTTGCTTCCGCTGTTACTCCGCAATACAATTTTAACGCTGCGCAAGCTGGAGAAACGGTTGTTGTCAATTACATTACTTATCGTTATCACATCGATGAAAATGAACTTGACGTTATTCCTATTTCTCCTACCGCTCCTGTAATCGTAACTCAGTATCAACCGTACTTCGGAGGAGATACTGGAGTATTTTACTACCCGAGCGGAATTGCTTTGACAGACGTTACACCTGCCACACCTTCAGCGGCTGGCGAGTACAACTATGCCTACAGTGGGCAAGGCGGGATTTACGAATTTTACAATGGTACGGGTGGAGATGGCGGACAAGGTGTGGTCATTACTTACATTTATGATGACCCAAATTACGATCCAAATGATCCTACTGGAAAACTAAATTTGACGTTTTACGGTGGTGGATTAGGTCAAACACCGTGGCCGTATCTGACAAGCACTTTTCCTGGAGCCGCGCTTGGTTACAGTGAAATTGCCTACGTTGCTAGTTCTGGTTTATATCTGGGTTATACGCCGAATCTTCCCCAGATGAATTTTGAAATTCTTGGGCCTTACTCTTTTGGTAACGGAATTCCTGATGCTTGCCCTGCAGATGTTATCTACGGCCTTTTGACCTCTCCAGAGTACAAATATAACTTTCCGGCGCAAAATATTCATCAATCTTTGCTCGAAGGAAATTCGTCCGCGAAAGCTCAATGGATTGCGAATAACTATTTCATTTCTGCCGTAATGGACTCTTCTACGTCATTGATGGATACACTGAGCGATTGGTGTGAAGCCGGGCAAGTTTATAACACATGGGATGAAGGTGTTTGGAAGTTTATTCCGCTTGTAGATACGACAACCGTTGATAACGGCGTTACATACTACCCTCCGACTCAACCGATTATCGATCTTGACGATAATGATTTTGTTACTGGAGACAATGAAGACCCAATTACGATTGAACAAAATCCGTGGCAAAATCGTTGGAATAGAGTTTCTGTTCGTTGGTCGGTTCGAACTAACGACTACAATTCTGACCTCCTTCAGATTCAGGACGAAGCTTCTGTCCAACAATATGGATTGATGGAAGAAGACGCGCAAAGTTACGATTTCATTTGTTTAGAAGACGCTGCGCAATTCGCCGCGAATATGCGGTTGCAACGCTTTTCTGCGATCTACACAACTTACAGCTTTACTTTGAAATCTAATTTTGCTTTCTTAAGTCCGGGCGACGTTATCACGGTTACCGATGGCCTTCTTGGAACAACTGGAACTATGTTTGGCCGTACTCCGGTTCGCCTCACCAAGATGACAGATGATCCAAATAAAGGTATTATCTGCGAAGCGGAAAACTATCCGTGGTCAGTCGGCGCTGCTTATTTACTGAACAAGCAAGCGCAAATTCCGAGTAATACAAACGATGGTCCGCAAGAAGACCCCGGTAACGCGACTGCTATCATTTTTGAGGTTCCGAATCAAGCCGCGCAATTTACAGGTGACCAGGTTTATATCTTTGTAAACGGTTCAAATGTAAATTGGGGTGGATTCCAGATGTGGGTTTCGCTTGACGGAATTACCTATCGCTACTACAATCAGTACACGACTGAAGGAAAGATTGGAATTACGACTTCCGATTATCCTTTGCACGCTGACCCAGATACCACCGATACGTTAAGTGTTAATATGGAACAGTCTGGCGCGGTGTTGCAAAGTACTTCAACCACTGCTTGGAATTATGGGAATCCCCCTGGTTCTGGCTCGCCTACTCTTTCGGCGCTTGTGTCTCCTGGCCAATCATTTGAAGAAGATGAAACGGCTGGAATGGGAACCGCCGTTGGTTCTCCGGGCGGAACAGGGACAACGGAATCACAAGGCCCACAAGTTGTTAACGCTTCGGAAGATGTTACCGCTGGACTTGGGTTACCTTGGACGAATCCAAATGGGGTAACCGGGTCATCCAGCTACGCTTCGATTAATATGACGGTAAACCCCACTACTCTTCCAGCGGGGGTTTATCTTCAAGGTTCAGTTACCGCTTATTTTTACAATAGCATAACTTACCCGCAAGGCGCAATCCGACAATTTTATCCGATTAGCACAACACCTGGAGCATCGCTTGGTAACGGTGTTTATTGTGTTGGAAGCGCAACTGGAAATTCTTTGATGTTTAATACACCCCCGTCGAATTACGGTGGGTCGGGCGATCCAGATACGCACCCCATTCAATGGGCGACAATTAATAATTCTGGCACTGTTACCGGGTTTACAACACCGTACTTAGGGGATCAAGGCCAAAGCTTCTTTACTTGTCTGGTTGGCCAGTTTTATATTCCCGTTGCGGGAACTTATTCTATTACGATTAGCCACGATGATGGATTGATCTGGGCTATCTCCGGTGGAGCTTCGATTGTTAGCGCGTCTGATCCAGGTAACGGTAGCCAATCTGTTCCTGACGATCCTTTTTCGCACACCGAAACACTCGTAATGGGATATTCTTTCCCGTCGTATTCTGGTGGGATACCGAATCCAACAACAGTTGGTGGAATTAACGGCCAAGGCTTTCACCCAGAAAATTACACGATTCATTTTCCAAGCGCCGGTACTTATTCATTTGAAATCGATTGGCAACAGTTGCAAGGTCCACAAGTTCTTGGCGTTTATACCGGAGCTACGAGCGGTTCTCCGTGGTCTGCAAGTACGATTTTACCTGCTTCAGCAAATCAAAATTTTTCTGATTATTTGTTGGCTCTAAATCCAGAATTTACCGTTCCGACAGGTGCGAACTCGATTATCGGGTTAGAGATGTCCGCACTCACCTATTGCAGTGCATCGAGCATTTCAAATGTTCCTAATATCTCTGCCGCGTTAACTTACAATGGTGCGCAACTTGGATTGCCAATTCAGTTAATAAATACGAGCTACCCGACTTCCCCAACAACGTTAACGGCGGGTAATACAGGCGCGTTAACCGAATGGAACATCCTCATCGGAGCATTGACGCCAACCGTTGTTAACTCGGCTAGCTTCGGCATTCAGTTACAAGCTTCAATCTCCGGAACCGTTGGTCAAACGTCTACGCTTTATATTAAAGATGTTCAAGTTGAAATTGTTTGGGAAACGGCTGGCTCGGTAATAGCTTGGTCGAATCCGCAAAACGTCAGTTCTTCATCGTCCTATGCTTCCGCGACGTTATCGGCAAGCCAAAATCTGACGCAATGGCTTTATGCTACTAACTTTGGATTCCAGTTACCATTTGGATTCATTCTTTCTGGAATTCAAGTTAATATGAACGCTTACACTTCTTCTTCGGTTGGTAATCTATCCGTTATCATGACTTCTGAAGAACAAAGAATTGGCGGACAAAAGAGCCAGGTTATTACGACTACTCCGACAAATTACACTTTCGGTTCTAACGTAGATAACTGGGGTGCGCCTTCTGGATATTGGGATATCCAAACTTTAAATGCGCAAGGCTTGCAAGGCTTCGGCGTTATGATGCAAGTTCAAGGAGCATATAGTAGTACGGTCTACATCAATGATGTGGTGGTAACTCTTTACGGAACTAGTTCCACTAACTTGGAATTAGTCGCGTTTGAGACGGCCACGTTAACTGGACAAAATACGTATGCTCTTACCACTATGCATCGTGGTTTACTTGGAACCTTTCCTTGTGACCATCCCGCTGGTTCGATCTTCGCTCAATTAAATGAGGCGACGATTATATATGAAGTTCCCGCGCAATATTTGGGAAGCACAATTTATTTCAAGTTCTTAAGCTTTAACGCTTATGGATATCAGCTTCAATCACTTGCGAACGTAACAGCTTACGCGGTTTTTATTCAAGGTTTATCACCTGGCGCTATCGATCAAGCCACGGGAGCATTGTTAACGGGTACGCAAAATTTTGGAGTAACAAGCATCGAAGCGGTGATCGCCGCAAATCACGGCCCATTTGGTATTCAAAATATTCCTTCTGGTTATGCGCTAATTGGACCAACAGGACAGTTATCCGGTATTCCGCAATGGCAAAATGTAACGACTGGAGCTGGTGGTGGAATTGCAGACATCTACTTGTATATTCCGCCTGTTGCTGGAACCTATGGCCCAAGTCAAGAACTGTACTATACACAGCCAGTTCGGAATATTGTCTTTCCGCAATTTCTTGTTGGTTGTGCGGCTGGTTGTCGCGTTGCCCCAACTGCGAATTGCGCGGTGGAACTGTTGCAAGATGGAGTCTCAATTGGAACAGTTAATTTCACTGCCGGTTTAACAACTACGACCTTTACATTTGCTAATGCAATAAGCTTTAATGGATTTTCTGACACTTTTCAAGTTCTAGCTCCGGCTACGGTGGACGCTACCTTTGCTGGTTTCTGGATGGCACTTCAGATCGCGAGGTTAAATTAATATGGCAGTTGATTTTGCAATGAGCGGTGGGAACCTAGCCTTTGCTTTTTCTGGTTCTGTAATTCCTGGAATATCGACAATTTCTGGTGGCTCGATTTCATCAACCGCCCCCGGTTCTAACGAGCAAGATACATTCGCCTTGTCGAATGCTCCGGCGCTACGAACCATTAACCTTGGAGGAAATTACAGTACCCTTTATGCTGGTGCGCGTTTTTATGTCACTAATTTTGGTACTGGCCTTCAGTTAATCGTCTTTTATGACGCTGGCGCAAATTTACAATGTGATTTACGTTTTAATGGTTCTGGCCAACTTTACTTTACCCGGAATGGAACAACAATTGGAACTACAAGTGCCTACGCTTTATCCCTTTTAACTTGGAATTATATTGAGTTTAAAGCGATTCTTTCTACAACATCTGGCACGTGTGAAGTCAGGGTAAACGGCTCTGTCGTCGCGACCGCAAGCGGTTTAAATAACGCTGCGAGTTCTGTCTATGGCGCGACTGCTGCCATGGTTGAATTTCAAGATACTTTTAATCCCGGTTATATCAAAGACATGTATGTTGTTGATGGAAACGCAACTTCGTTTATTATGGGTTCTACGGTAACCGGAGTTTTTCAATCGGGAGAGACAGTTACGCAATCTGGAACCAGTGCAAGCGCCACGATCTACGGAATTGGGCAGAACGGAAGAATCACTGTTGGAACGATTACCGGAAGCGCAAATTCCAGCGGTATTTGGACTGGCGCAATTAGTGGGGCAACCTTTTCGCCGTCCTATGCGCCGATTACCGCAGCCGCTAGCTACCTTGGAGATGTAAGAATCTTTGAAGTCTACCCGAATGGTCCAGGTGTTAATTCCACTTGGGCAGCTAACGTCGGCCCATTTACGGTAACCGCTGTCTCTGGAAGTGGATCAAGCTGGACCTTTACAGGTTCGTGGACAACTGGAGCATCAAACATCTATGAAGGTTATTACTTCAACACGACTAGTTGCGGGACAGGAAATAATCAAACCGGAGTGCTTTGTACGGCGTCAGCGAATGGCTCTCTCACACTTAGCTTCTCGGGTGGAAGTGCGCAAACTGGATTAACTGGATCGGCGGCTTTTCAGAATCCACTCCAAATTGGCATAGCGACTACTAACAACGCTTCCGCTAACGCTGGCACACGACCGAATGGTGACAACGTTTATATCTCTGATTCGACGGCTGGTAATATTACCGACTATGCGCACCAGTCGATTGTCCTCTCCGGCGTAATTGTGGGATTATTCCGGTTGTCCTATATGCGAAAAGACGATGCTGGAAGTCGAAGCGTGGCTCAAATTTGTTTATCCGGCTCCGCAACCGCGTTAACGACACCAGAGTCTTTAGCGAATACGTATCAATACTGGATTCAAATTCTCGAAGCAGACCCAAATACTCTAACAGGTTGGACCGTTTCCGGTTTTAATGCGGCGACGTTTGGTGTCAAGGAGCTAACGTAATATGGCAGCACGCGACGATCAAGATGTAGAGCTTGGAATTCTACGGCCAACATCATCAAAAGCGCGAGACGCGCAAGAAGCGGTGTTGGCGTTGGAACAAACGACCGATTCAATCGCTCGCTATGCTCAAGAAATTGAATTGGCTTTAGCTCGGCCTACTTCGTCTTTAGCCCGATGGGACCAAGACGTGATAATTGTTATCATCGCTAGAAAGAAATACCCAATCAGTTACGTAAATACATAAGGAGGTCTAATGACGTTAGCTGAACAGATTACTCGTGACGAAGGTCTTCGGCTTTTTCCTTATGAAGATGAAACTGGAAACTATACGATTGGTGTAGGCCGTAATCTTACTCGTGACGGTATCTCTTCACCCGAAGCCATTACGATGCGTGATAATGATATCGTTGCGGCAACCTTAGCGTTAAGTCAAAGTTACCCGTGGACAGACGCGCTTGATGAAATTCGCCGGGACGCGATGATTAATATGACCTATAATATGGGAATCGCTGGCCTTAGCGAATTTAAGGAGTTTCTAGCGGCTATGCAAGTTGGAAATTGGACTGAAGCTAAGGCACAAATGCTTAACTCCGAGTGGGCAGAGCAAGTTGGAGCGCGAGCACAACGTTTAGCAATTCAAGTTGAAAATGGAGGAGAACTAGTATGATAACGTCACGAAGAAATTTCCTTGTTGGCGCGGGAACTGCCGCTGCTACGATTCCACTTGCTGGTTGCCCAGCTTTCCTTGTCAGCCTCGAAGCTGACATTATGAATTACGTTCCAGTGGGCCTTCAGGCTTTTAGCTCTATTGTTTCTATACTGGAAGATGATGGAGTTATCAATCCAATTGTCGGAACCTCAATTAACACTATTATCACAGCAGTTAAGGCTGGGTTCTCCGATCTTCAACTTGCGATTGAGAACTACGAAAACGCGCCTGCGGCGAATAAACAAACATTGCTCGGAAAAATCGCGACGATGATTTCGGTTGTTCAAGGATTGCTTCAGGAGTTCTGGGCTAATTTGAATATTCCTGATGCTCATCTTGGAAGTGTAATCGATGGTCTTTTGGGAATTATCCTATCGGTTCTTGCTGGTTTTGCTTCACAGCTTCCGGCTGTCGCCGCTCGTGTTTCAGTAAAGGGTGGAAAGACGTTGGCCGTTACCCCGCAAGTCATGTCAAAAAAGACTTTCAAAAAGAAATTCAATGCAGAACTGAAGTCAGCGGGAAAGGCGCAGTATGCTATTTACTAACATGAAGTTGGGAAATAAACCGCCCAAGCACGACGAGCGAACGTTGCGACTGGCGAAATACTTTCTCAAAGCACTTCCACCTCCTCCACCCTTTATTGATTTTTCAAAAGGGATGCAGAATTGGGGAATGATGCTTAACGACCAGTTGGGAGATTGTACTATCGCTGGATGCGCGCACGCTCTTCAAACCTGGACAATGAACACAACTGAAATCGTTACTCTTCCAGACAGCACCGTCCTTTCTTATTACGAACAATGGGATGGTTATAACCCATCTGATCCTAGCACGGATCAAGGCGGAGTTGAAATTGACGTACTGAATAACTGGCGTCAAAACGGATTGGATGGTCATACGATTCTTGGCTTTGCCGATCCTGACCCCGGAGATCGTGTTCATGTTAAGCAAGCCATCAGTATCTTTGGTGGAATTTATATTGGACTCGCTCTCCCCTTAACCGCGCAAATGCAAAACAAATGGGAACCTGTTCAGGATTATCAAAAGAACCCAAATGCTAAACCTGGTTCCTGGGGTGGCCATTGCGTATACGTCGTGGCTTACAATGAATATGGGTTGCTTTGCGTTACTTGGGGTAGGTTGCTTTGGATGTCGTGGGGTTTTTGGGCTATCTACTGTAATGAATCTCACGCTATTCTTTCCGAAAACTGGATTCCGTACTACCAAGGAAAAATCAACACGGATATGTTTATGGTTGACTTGAACGAAGTATCTGGGTAAGGAGGTGCCATGTTCATTAGCGGATATAACTGTCTATCCTGTGGACTGTGGGTCATGAGTGGATCTTTCCACACATGCCCAAACAGTCCATTTGACGGGCGCCCGTATTGCCACGTAGCGGAGGCCCAACATTTATTGCGTGGCGTGTTGTTTTAATTTTAGAAGCGGGGCGAGATTGGGTGGTTCATAACTTGGACCTTTTCCATCTCGTCCCAATTTCTTTCCGTACTTCGAGCCTTGTTTGACGCCTTCTTCTGGTAAAGCTTTCGTCATATTTGAACGATGAATTTCAAAGAAAATCTCGTATAACGGAAGGTCATAGACTCGGCTGATTTCCATTAAATCCCACCCGATAAGTCCGATGTTCTCACTGATTTGCGCTAGCTTTTCTTCTTGAATCGCACACACTAATCTTCCCATATTCGTCACGAGGGAGCGGAAGGCGATACCCGCGTCGAGATGACGCTTTAGATTATGCGGTACGTTACACGCTAGGCCGTAGGTGACGCTCGTCCCACTCACCACATAAAGCAAATCGCCTAGCCCATCCGCGATTCCAAGAATATTCCCCTTATCCATCGCTTCAGCTAGTTCGCCCATCTCTTCAACCATAAGACGTACGCGAAGCATCGCTACCACGAGTGGACAAAGTTTTGGGTTAGAACTCCGATATTGACCATACTTGTCAATAAATTCAGTAACCGCGCCTTCGTACATCTTCATAGGGACTCCTCCTTGAATTTTCTCCGTTTGATAATCCAATCCCAAACTTGTTCAAAACTCTTCGAGTAAAGCATATCCTTCCCTGGAGTAATCGTTCGATTCTGGTTGCACAAGTTCGCCATCTCTACTCCGTCTTGCAAGTATAAGTGCCACTCTTCGCCGTTTGTAAAGAAGATAGCATAGCCGCATCCACTTCCATGAAAGTCGAGCAACGAAACTGTCCTTGCTTGCGGCCCTGGGAATCCGACAATCTTTCGTAATTCCATTGGCTTTACCCGTTTATACTTTATAAGTTTGACTTCAAGCCAAAGCGTTTCGTGTCCGCAAGTAATTGAGATATCTGGAATGCCAATCGTACTTTGGTCGGCATGCTTAATTATTAGTCCCCGTGTTTTTGTCCTTAGAAAATGTAACAGCTCGGCTGTAATTCTTGCTTCGTTCATCTTGGATTCCCTCCACGTGACCACAACGTGGGCAGCAAAGCTGCCCGTAGATTCGGACTCTCAAAAGGTAAGGCTCTTGGCAGGTGTGGCAGATTTTAATAGTTTTTCTGTTCATAAAGTAACCTGTGTAACTCCTGGAGCATGTCAAGTTCTCCGATCATCGCTCCTAATTTGCTGGACCCTGTTTTGTTCAACTCTTCTTCTGACATCTTGTATGCTTTGTAGATGGCTTCAATTGTATCCATCACAGAGGTAATCGCCTCAAGTCTAGCGAATTTTAGATCATCTTCTATCCCATGGATAAATTCGTCACTAGCAAGTGTTCCCCCGAGTAATTTAACAATTTTTCTAAATGCTTGATTCGAAGTTCTCCCTTGCTTAATCACTTCGACTAACCATTCCCGAAGAAAAACGTCTGTTATCTGACTCATGCCGTTTCCCCTAACGCCCAATTCTCTCCTGTTTCGATATCCCAGGTTAATGGAACCTTAAACTGGATTGATTGCTCGTTCAATAACTCTTGCATCTTGTTTTTCTTTTCAGGATTCGCTAAGTCACCGTCGATCTCATCGTGAACCGACAATCGCATTGTTAATTCAAGAAGTTTCCGGTTATCGTAGACTTCTTTGGTTTTAATCTTTAATATGTCAGCCGCCGAACCTTGCAGAACACGGTTCAAAGCCGAATGGGGTTTATACATTATTTCTTGTAAGCGGCGCGTAACCGGATCGGTACTTGTTGGTTTATTGAAACGAGCACGGCGACCCAAAATTGTTTTGACGTAATTCCTTCGCATCGCTAAACGAGTTGCGCCGTGAAGTAAAATATTGACTTCGGGAAACTCTTCGTCATAAGCACGTACGAATTTGTTCGATTCATGAATCGGAAGGCTGAGCATCTCTGCCGTTTTTTCTTCTCCCGCGCCATATACTTTTGCAAAGTTAACGTTCTTGGCCAAGGATCGGATGAAGTCAGGGTTTACCCGCTGCACCATTTCCAAGACCATTTGGTGAAAGTCAACATCTGGGTTATCCTGATAAGCCTTTATAAGCTTTTTTGAATCCGAATAATGAGCAAAGAGTCGGAATTCAATTTGCGAAGCGTCGGCTGACACCCAAGTCTTTCCGGGTTCGGGAATGAATAATTCGCGTATAAGATAACCTGGACCGAACTTTTTGAGTTGCTTGTCTGGTTTTGTAACTTGCTGGATATTAGCGCCACCCGTCGAAGGTGCAGCGCACGAGAAACGTCCGCTAATTGTGCCTTTAAGCGAGCCTTCTTTGTCTCCTCGCAATTGATGGAGTGAGAACCGTAATATGTTGTCAGTCCCAATGGCATCAAGATATTTTTTTGTATACTTCGACCGGAGAGAAGCAAACCTACGCGCACGTAAAGCTTTTTGAACCAGTTCATTTTGCACCGTCGCTAAATAGTCACCTTCAAACGAAGGAGCGCCTTTAATTGTTTGTGGAGGATCGATTCCGAGATATCGGAAAAGTCTTGCCATGTCGTCACCGGAGTTAGGATTGACCCGGAAGCCAACAGCTTGGTAGATTTCAAGTATGATTTTAGTGTACTTAGATTGGAGTTCTTCATTCCATCGTTCGAGTTTTGGACGGTCAAGTAAAGCACCGTTTCGTTCCATTTCGCATACGGCATAAATAATACTGTCCTCAAGAGAAAGTACACGGTCCAATTCTTCCGCTTTGATCTTCGGGACTAGAACGTCTTCTAGTTCTTTCAATCGAATTGCGTCAGTCTCGGCGTAAGGCCCAACAACGCTAGCTGGCATCTGAGCGATATGCGCTTTTTCGCCTTTCAGGATGCCGCGATCTTTTCCCGCACCCAAGAAATCTTGGCAAAGTTCTTCCAGATTAAAACGACGACGGTATTCGTTCAACAAAGCTGGCATAAACGATACGTCGTGTAATCTGTTTTCTTGCGCTTCCAGATCAATTCCCCAACGCCAAAACATCGCGTTATCGAACTTCGCATTGAGAAATACCAGGTCTTTTCCAACAAGTTCTTTCTTTGCCCACCGCTTGACGATCTTTTCATCCAGATTTCCACCTTCAGCATGAAGAAAGGGAAGATACCATTTCTTCATGTCTTCAGTAGCCACCGCGATACCTACAGGAGAATCCTTATGAGGATTCTTCCCTGTCGTTTCCGTGTCAAGGTAAATTCGCTTATATGCAGATAAATCTGGAGGAACAGGCGCGTACCATTTCGCTTCGCCTTCTCGCACCATTGTACTCGCGAACAGTGAGCCTTGAATCATAAAATTGAATCCGTATAGTACAAGCTGAGTGGCAGGACATTTGGGTCGGGATAAAGGTCAGCCATCATCCGAACATGTTGGTCGCCAACTCGAATGCTTAAACCTTTCAATAACAATAATTGTAATCCACGCTTATCTCCAGGATAATCTTCCAATGCTACAATCTTTTTTATACCCAAATTCCCAATCATCTTAGCGCAAGTAAAACACGGGAAATTGGTGCAATACATGGTATGAGCTAAATCCAATCGATGACATTGTAAGATCGAATTTTGCTCCGCGTGGACGGCCCAGCATGAAGTTGTTTCATTTCCAGAGTCTCCCGGTTTTCCTTTTTCTCCGGGGCAAGCACTATCAGGCTCTCCGCAATGAATGAGTCCAGAACTCATACCGTTATAGCCGCTGCTGAGTATCGCTCCCTTTTCATCTGTAATAATGGCCCCAACCTTGCGACGTAAGCAGGTCGAGCGTTGTGCTACTAAGCGAAGATGCGAGCACCAATATTGGTCAATTGTTAGTCGTGACGACACGTGATGCCTCCGTTAAGCTAGCTTGAAGTTTTGATAAACACGGTCCACAAAGATGAAAAACATGTTGCCATCCCTTTAAGCGCAACTCCGCGACAAAGGCTGGACTTCCGCATTCCCCGCAATAACCCAATATGTTTCGTACATAGTCTATCATTGACCCTCCGTTAAAATTCTCAAGCAATTCTCACTAGTTCCTGACATTAAAGCTTCTCGATATTTTTCCCAAACTGCTGGAAGATACAATTTATTGCTAACCAGTATACTATCAGCTGGAGGATAGCTTGTGGCGAGAATCGGACTTTCAAAGCTTTTCATTTTATCTGGCGAATCTACGACCGCTTGCGCTTTCCTGATATTTTCCTGGTATAGATGGGACGAACCCATAATGAGATGAAGATAACCAGGAGCGGCATCCAGTCGTGAGGCGAGCGAGTTAATGATTTGCCCAAAAGTAAAGCAATCGTAAGGAATGCCCAACCAGGCATCGGATGACCTCATCGTGAAAATACCGTGAAGTTGTTCATTGCGAATAATGAATTGCGCCGAAGTCGTACACGGAATATCTTTAGACGGCGCTGGATTTCTTTCCCAAATTGTCATGACTGCTTGGCGCGAGGTTCGGTCGCAAGCTAAAGTCTTTACCACATATTCCCATTGCGATTTTATCTTTGGCCCATAAGCGCCTGCTAGCTTCAATCCGTCATCTGAAAAACTACCCATCTTGCTGTTGTATCGGGTTAACGTCGCAAGATCGTTTCTTCCCGCCATTATCCAAAGCCATTCTGCAATCATAAAGCGATAGTTTATTTCTCGTTGTGGATGAAAGAAAAAGTTGTATTTTGCTGGAACCACTATTTGTAAACCCAGTACTTCTTGGGTATACGTGTCCAATCGGTTAATGGTTTGAATTTTCCCATTCAGTAAAAGAAGCTTTAACAACGAAAGATATGCTTCTCCCATGTTCTTTGCGATAATCATACTTCAAACCCCCTTCCATCCAGAACGTCCTGCCGAATTTGTTCGAGGTAAGCTGCGATATTGTCTTTTCCAGTTTCTCTGACACGCTTGCAAGAATAAGGCGACGGGAATTCAAAGAAAGGCATCTTTGCTTCTTGGCAAGCGTTCGCGGCCATTGCTCCAAAGGCTAGCCCCACTCTTTCAATGCCGTCGTTAAGAATGATTTCGCGTTTGGACTTGTCGGCTTTCAACGCGCTGGTAAACAACAGTTCTTCTTCTTTGTAACCAGCTCGCCATAACATATTGTTTACGGTTCCAGGCCCATTTTCCGAGCCGTAAGCTCCTTTGGGATAATTCTCTCCCCATAAGGGAAGGTCGTGTTTTGTTTTCATGTACTTGAAGATAATCGAATATTTGTTGTAAACGTCATCCACCACAACCAAAAATTTTCCCGTGGGATTACCGATAAACCCGGTAGGCAAGAACCGTTCTTTCTTTGGGATAGCTTCATAAAACTTTTCCCAAGGCATCTCAGTTCGGTCAAATTTTAAAAACCAGGCGCTTAAGGCACAAAACGAGTAATAACAATTCCAGTACTTTTTTTCTTCTGACAAAAATTCCGCACCTTCTTTGACGCGCTTTTCCCATTCTTCGTGAGCGACGGCATAAGGCGGTAAAACGATAAAGCAATCCACGTTGTGACCCGCGAATAAACGATTAAAGAGCCGCAACCCGTAGTGCCCTAGTTCGTCATAAACCCTCGCGATAGGCCCATAGACTAGCTCGCCTAAATGGAAACGGTCAAAGACTATCGGGTGATCTTCATTCATCGCTTGATACATCTGCTCTGAATAATGGTAAAACTGGTTACGCCCGATTTCCGGTGGACCTTCATGGCGGTACTCAAATCCCTTCTCTTTTTCCAGCCATTTCGCGATGGTTGTTTTTCCGCCGCCATCCGGCCCTTCCAAAACAATTACTCGATTGTTCACAATCTCCTCCTATCCCAAGTTATAACGTCTTTCACTTTCTGGAACTATCAACGTAAGTTCTTCTTTTGCTCTAGTAACGCCCACGTACCAAACCCGATGCTCGTCTTCTCGATTCTCAATCCCATCTTTACTGTAAGCATCATAGGTCTTGGCAGACATCAGTAAATTAACGAAAACCTTTTCCGCTTGTTTACCCTTTGATTGATGAATCGACATCAGCTGCGTTGGCGGATTAATCGCCGCGTCCAGTCCATAACGTTTAAGAATGTCACTGATATAGTCGATTTGGTTAATGCTTTTGAAAGCTTCTCTCCACTGATCGACATGAGGAACCTTTTTTAAAATCTGATTTACTTTTACTGCCTTATAACGAACCTCTTTGTGACTCGGAAGAAGCCAAGCACTTCCCACACTACGAATTAAAGATTGAATTTCTTTGGGAATCAAAACTTCATCCTTAAGAACTTTCTGCCAGGTTTGGAGAAAGATTTTTGTTTCGGGGCGAGACAACGGAGAGTGTGGCCCACTGTATGGAATTTTGTATTTCATGAATTCGTCACCGATCATTTTTCCGCAATAGTGGTTACGGAATAAAACCAGATTGTCGCTCCCTAACATATTGGGCGTAATATAAGAAGCAACTTGAACAGCTCCGTCCGCGTCTCGCGGTTTCAATATTTTTGGCGTACGGTTATGAATTCGATTGACGACACGCTCACTTAAATTAAGAACGGTACGCGGCAAGCGATACGATTGCTCAAGGAACTGGTTACTGTCACAAATTTCTCGATTGAATTGATCGGCTGAAGCACCCGCCCATTGAAAAATTGCCTGGTCGTCGTCTCCTGCTAAATACCACCGTTGGGCATTCGCGCCTAGCTTATGAATAACTTCCCATTGAAGTTTCGATAAGTCCTGGCACTCGTCAATAAAAAGAACGTCGATTGGAAGCGGACTTCCAGTTTTTAAATATTCAGTGAGTATATCGGTATAGTCAATTAAGCTTTCCGCATCACGCCATCTACGGTACTCTTCTGTAAACCACTTCGCGTAAAGAAAGTCAACATCAATATCTACTCCGCGAAGTGATTCTTTTAATCCAATTTTTCGATGCCTTCCTAGATGATTTAATTGAAGTAAAATATCTTCTGCGGTTGCCGTTCCGCTCCCGCCGCTATAATCAAGAAGTTCATCCGCACCCCACGGAGTGGGAACGAAACCAGAAATCTTCTTTCCAATCTTTGTTCCAAATCCTTGCAGGTCGCGAATCTGAACCATTTGTTCTCTTGACATTCCCATTTGTCGAAAACAGATTGAATGAATGGTTCGTAAATATGGAAGCTGATCGGGCGTCTTTCCTGTTCGTTCCAAAGCTTCACCCTTCGCCGTTCTCGTAAAGGTGAGAAAGGCGATACGGTGGGATGGGATAGACTTCAGTTCGTCATTGAGATAATCCAATAACGTCTTTGTCTTTCCCGTTCCTGGCGGCCCGAATATCTTTAACCGTTTCATAACTGTCCCGTTCGTAACATCTCAATAGCGGTAGTTAACGCTGATTCATGAATTTTTTGAATATCGTCGGGAGCGCAAGTAAGGCAACGCATACTGATTCCGTGAAGTATTTCAACAGCCAAAAGTCGAGCTGGTTTTTTCTTCGCATTCACTTCTTCAAGTGATTCTAAGGCGATATAATGCTGGCCGTAGCCGTCACTTAGCTTCACTTGGCCAATCACGCTTGAAATATAACCAGACGAATCTTGTACTTTACTTCCCAAGTATTCGTCGATCATCAAGCTTTCTTCTTCAGTTTCAACAACTAGATTAAGCATCCTTTTGCCAAGAAAACTTCTCGCTTGTAGTTTCACAACGTTTCCCCTGTTCGTAAAAATGGAACCACATTAAAGTCTTCTGTTTGGATATTTAACTTTGTCATTGGATACATCCAGACTTTGACACTTCGCCCTTTAATCTTTGAAGTTTCAAATTTACAACCATTTGCGTGAAGCAAAGCATAAAGCTGGGTATTCTCAATATAGTTCCGTTTGTGAAGGCGCAAGAATCGAACCATGTCCGCTACCTTAAAGCAAATGAAGTTCCCTTTCTTTATCGGCGTTCCTTTGAGAATATCTTCATCGTCTCTCGCTTCGTTGTAACGCATCAAGAAATCATTTACATCACTTAATGTTTGCCCATTAATACTTGCGTCATCCGGCGCTTCGATTACCTCTTGACCGTTGTGCAGTTCGTGCCGTTCTGCGTCCCACTTATCCGCCTTCATTCGTGGAATAACGATATCGAGCTGATCTTCGATGCGAATACGAAGCCTATTAAAATCATAAAATTCTTCGTTGCTCAGTGTTATATCGTGACCATTGACCTCGACAATAAAGTGTGGTGGATCGGTATTCACCTTCCGCAAGTGTGAAATCAGAAATTCTCCAACGCTTCCCTTTTCTTTCCACGGCATGTGGCTAATACCAAAAGGAGTAGCCAAGCAAGCCTTTCGATTACAATGAGAAACGATAGGTTCCTGATTACATTGATACTGGTATTTTACCTGGTCACTTGATTTTAAAATATTTGCCAGTTCACTTGGCGAAAGTGGATTCACCGTGTGCTTTTGGTTGAATTCTTCAACTACTTCTTTCCATGAATTTGGAAACGCCTTTCTTGCGTAGACCGCAAAGTTAAACAAACCATTATTTCTTTCTCCTTTGTTTAAAGGAGTCTGCGTAAAATGAGCGAGGCATGGCGGCATTTGCGTAGGATTAAGTACGACTAACCCTTGCTCTGCTTTTTCTACTGTATCTGTTCCATCCCACCATTCAATCGCATCAAAGAACTCTTCCGCGAGTAACGAGCCGTCACTTCCAAAGGCATAACGTGTTGTTGTATTTCCGCCGTAGTACGGCAGATTAATCCAATTTCCCAAGTGCTTCGAATCGATCTTTAATTGCTTGGGGAACACTTCGACACTCGGAAAGCCTAAAATGCTTCCCCAACGTCGTAACGCGGCAACTACCTTCGTTGCTTTAATACCTGGTTCTTTTATGAAAACGTATAAATGTGCGGCACCGGAACGGGAACGGCAAACTGTTAACGGCATTTTGTATTGTTTTACTTTGTTATAAAGAAGTTGATGGTTAATCGAGTCGTCATCGATATCAAGTGCTCCAAATCGACACGTTCCATCGATTCTAACGGGCACCAATCCCAACCCTAGCTTTCCGGCAAGGTGTGCCTCATAATCTTCGAGTGAGGCGGCTCCTTCTTTCGTCATGTGATCGAAGGAGCCGTCCACCTTAACTGTGAGGACGCCATGAGATTGGTCGCTGCCCTGGAAAATTTCCATGAAGCGACTAATCACGAGAAACCTCACATAGAATTAGAGTTGAAAGCTGTGTCGGGTGGTTCGTCGCCTTCGATGCCTGTCGTATCCATAACGATGTTCTTGTCGCGCAAAGCTTCGAAGTAATCTTCCATCTGCTTGTAAATTTCTTCTGGTGTCCAACCTTTAGGAACAAGTTTCACACCGTAAAACGAATTTCCAGCCTTCGTCATTGAAACCGACTCTAGCTCATAGACTCTCCCGAACAAGTCTTTGTTGGAAAGCTTTACCAGCATGTTCCATTGTTTCGAAACGGTCAGGCCCGTAGATTTTAGCGAGGACACCGCCATCTCATTCTGCGGTAGAATCCACGAGACACGGTTGTGGAAGAGTAAACACGATGGTTTGATTTGCTCGTGGTCTTCGATGCGGAATTGCGAATGCGGACAAGCATCGCAACTATCAGGCGAATAATGTCCGCCCGTTTTTCCATTAAAAGAACGGCAGTCGATTCCGCCGCCTTCTTCTGGTTTGTTGAATTTAATACGTTGCTTGGAAAACAAGATAGGAACCAACGTTACTTTTGGGCCGTAGTTTGTTTGGGTAATGGTATTGAAGAAGTCGCCTTCATTCAACCCTTCGATGTAATTTGCGTCTGCTCGCTTCCGTTGTGGTGTATTCGATTGGCATAACGCGAGTCGCGGCAAGGTAATATCCGATTGCTCAACTGCTTCCATACCGCGTGCTTGACCATGAGCTAAATAATCTGGAGCCTGTTCCTTTTCTTGAAGGGCGGGAACAGATGATGGTTGATGTACAATGTCCTTTTCTTCTTTTTTCGTTTCACTTTTTGCCATTTTCATTTCTCCTATTTGTACGCAATATTCCAGGCCAGCCTCCCGGCCCGGAAAACTTATTTCGACTGCTTCGGTAAGCCAAGATCAAGGCTAATATCGCGAGCTGTTTTCGCGGTTAAAAGCGAGATTAGCTCACTCGCATTCGTTCCACCAATACTTCCACCACCGCCAAGCTGAATTTGGGGAACCCAATTTCCGCCCTTAATGGCATCCGCATAAAATTGGTTAACCTTGATCCAAGCATCGATCTTTTGTGATAAGGCACCGTCAGCTGACATTACCGCTTTGCGCCGCGCTCCTTCACCTTCGCCTTTTAAGGTTTCAGCGATCTTATATTGTTCTGCGGCCTTCGCGTTTAACTGAGCAACTTCCAATTCTTGTTGCGCTTCGGTAACAGCCTTCGCCTTAATTACTTCTTGTTCCCACTTGGCTTTTGCCGCTTCCGCTTCGCCATTCTTTGCCGCTGTAATTGCGGCTTGCTCTGCTTGACGAGCTTGCGCAATTGACGTTTGAACTTGCATGACCATTTGCTGCTGTTGCTGAATTTGCTGTTCTACCTTATCATCGTAGATGATGTTCTTGATAGACAGGTTATAGGTTTTAATCTTGAAATCCTGTAGGGGCGATACTTCTTGGCGAAGCATGATTCCATTCCGTTCTTGAATGGTTACAATATTCGCCGTGCGTTTCTCTCCGGACAGTGGATCAGTAATTTCCTTCTCTTGAGTTTGCGTCTGGTAGACGCCATTGGCAATTTGATCTTCCATGTATCGGATAAGATCATTTTTCTTTTCCGAGTAGGATTCCTTGGAAGACATAAGTGGACCACTCATTGTAACCGCTTTCGTTACCACGGTATCAACAAGATCGTGCTCTACCCCATATTCATTTCCGTACTTTTGGTAGGCTTTAATGATCGAAGGACAATCAGCAGGCATCTCCCAAGAGATAGAGCCATAAACATCGCCATGTCCGCCGTCGTTAAATCGAACCTTAATTTGTTGATTGATGGTGTTACCGTCTCCATCTTTGTCGCTAAACCACAACTGTTTTCGGCGGTCAAATTTTACCGCCTTACCGAATTCTAGTAGATGATATCCGCCGTTAGTAAAGCAATCCATTGATCCACTAGGATACTGAATTACCATGATCTGATTCTGGTCCACGTGTTCCAACATGTTTCCCAGAAATATCAGGCCCACTATCAGTACTGTTATTGATATTCCCAGTTTCACGAACGGGAATGTTCTGGCTCGCTCCATTTTTTTCTCCTTTTGATATTCTTTCGATTTCTGATTGAATTCGTTTTTCTTCATCAACATCTTTTACTTCTTCGAGATCGTCCAATAACTGGACCCTCGTTTTGCGAAAAGCTGGGAACCAATGTCTTCCAAGTATACTTGGAACAACCATTTGGCTAATAACAAAGATCGCCAAAAGAAAGTAAACGAGCGGCAATCCATATTCAAGCAGCATATTACTCTCCCCTCGGCTTGTAGACCGTGATGCTTTCCTTGGCGAATATCTTCACCCCAGGCGGTATCTCCAAACCATTTTCGATTCGTTCTTTGACCATGGCTGAAGCGGTCATATAATTGACACTGAACATTTCCCCGTGATCGTGTTTCCGTAACCATTGATAAAACTCCGCCTTACCTTCGTCAGAGATAGAAACAAAAACGCTTACTTTACCAATAAACTTCCAGCCATCAGATGTCTCGAAGGAATTAATGCCTTCTTCCGTGAGAAGTTCCGTGAGCATTTGCGTAGCCGCTTCGATCTCTACATTGAGCTGCGAAACTTCTTGTTCTTTTTCTTCTTTCAAAGCACGAGCTGATTGAAGAATCTTAGCTAAACTAATCTTGTCCTTATAGTTATTTGCTTGAAGATTTAGTTTTTGCTCATCAATCTTCATCTGCCAATTTGGTTCGTTCTTGAACTTCGCGTACTTCTTTGGATCAAGCTTTTTTGATTTGGGCATCGTTCTCCTCGTCCAAGATAAAACACAGCAACGCATAATTCGCAAGATCGATGGCTGTGTCTTTCTTTGTTTCTCCGGGAACCAACATTGATTTTCTTTCTTCTGGATTGTAAAAAGAATTGAGGCGTGCGATCTTGTCATCCATGCGTACAACAACTCCATACGAACCATGACGACGTAGGTTTTGAAGTGGGTCTTTCTTACTGGAATAGTCGTTGTTTTTTGCTTTCATAACAAGAACCATTTCCTTCGTAAGTGTCTCAAAACGTTGGACTAACTCTTCATTCGTCATATTGTTTTCCCTTTAGAAGCGCGAGCGTTAAAATAGCACCTTTCGAGCCGGATGTCTACAGGTCATCGAAGTAGCCCGAAAACCGTAAGATTCTCCTGTTCTTCACGGACACTTGCCCAATGCACCGTTACAAAATCTTCAAAAGCTTTTTCATCTGATTCATATTTATGCAGACTTTTCATAACAGCAATCGCTGTCTTGTCGGCTACCCGCATGTAAACTGGTTCATTATTTGGACCAAACGGCTCAACCCACTCTACCCATCTCATGCCGTGCTCCAATCCATTTCTATTTGCCGTAACTCGCGAATTGGAAAACCAGCATCGGCTTTCTCCTTTGCTAACTCCGGTAACTTGATTTCTTTTACCCAACGTTTTTTGTCGGCGTCCCAACGATAATTACGATCTTTGGCTTTTTGCTTGTCGTCAAAGCTAACCATCGCTTGAACGACAACCACGGGTTGTTTTGCGTATTCCAAAGCAATCTCAGGATCATATTGTTGGAATATTTTTAACATGGTAAGAACATCCATCACAGCGCGATGTGGAAAAGGATTAAGAAAGTTGTGCTCAGCCGCCAAGTGAGTCAACTTTCGTGTTGTCATCTTTTCTGGATAATGAACGTCGGTAATTGTATCAATCCAAACTTTGTTCCACGGCACGAGTCCCGCACGCTTACATTCCGCTTTATAAAAGAAGTAATCGAATTTAGAGCCGTTATGAGCTACAACCGCGTGCGCCTCGTCGCCTAGAAACTTAAAGATCGAAGCGAATGGCTTACCGTAAGTCTTCACGTATTCCATCTTTAAACTGTTTGCTTCTAGTGCTTCTTTTGAAAACTCCGCTTCGTTCATCGAGTCGTCGTAACAAAACTCACTGACGAAGCTCATTGGAAAACCGCCGTCAGCGGTATTCCATAAGATAGCGCCTACTTCGAGTATTCGGTCAACATCTGGATTTAACCCAGATGTTTCAAAGTCAAGTCCAAGGACAATCATCTTACCCGTCCGATTTTTTAGTCGCTGCTTTAAACTTCATCCCAAGATCAAAGCCAATCATAACAGCGCCCGTAATTGCTATCATGACCAAATTTGCGAACTCTTTATCAACTGGATCAAGAACTCCAACGGTATTTTCTAAAAAGTGTTGTACGTCAGGATGATTCATAACAAGCGTTGTCATCTCAGCCGCTTCCACCAAACCTTTCGATATCAAATGCTCTTGCACTGTTTTAGGTATTAACACTTTTCCTCCTTACTCGCATAGCCCTTGTATTGTCAGCCCGAGAAACAGGCCCAGTGATATTGCTAGGATCGTTATTAAGACTATTACCATCGGAGTGTTCAGCTGTCTCGTGGGGTAAAAGTCTTCTTCCAATTTTTGCTTCCAGTATAAGATCATGGACATAACGACCTCGTTGTGGTCCGGCTGTTATCCTTAAGTACTTGCGTTCTTTGTCATTGCAATTATTAATACAAGTTCCGTTCTTAAAGGTTGCCAATCTATTCCTCCAAAATAGCGGCTCTCCATTGTTCAGAAGTCCACCGGGCCATTTCTTGATTTTTGCGAAGTGCTTTGATGATAGCGTGATCGATTGTTTTCTGCCCTTCTGGTCCCGTCGCAATCGTATCGATGTATGTTACATTTTTTGTTTGGCCAGGACGATGACATCGATCTTCCGATTGTAAGCGAGCTAACAAAGAATAGTCTTGAGAAAGATAAACGACGTTTGCGATGCTGGTCAGGTTTAATCCAAATCCTCCGGCATGTGGTTGGCCAAGAATGATCGTTGGGCCAGTTCCTACTTCTCCTTGCTGCTTAGCTGTTGTTCTGGACGATTTAGATTGACCGCCACGGATCGAGTAAACTGGAACATTGCGCAACCACTTGTGTTCTCGAATTTCGCTTTCCAAACGGTCGAGTTCTGGGCGGAATCTGGTCCAAATAAGAGTTCGAAAGTTTTTGTTTTGCTCAAATTTATCTTCAAGCCACCCCATGATAAGATCAAGTTTTTCTCTCCCGATTTCCTCGACTCGCTTTTCTCCGATGGGCAAGTCAAAACCAAATCCCAATTGAAATTCACTTTCATCATCCGTGTCGGCCACGCCACCAAGAAATCCTGACGTAATTTGTCCGAGTCGCAAAGCCTTGACAGGAGCGTGCTGAACCATACAGGCGGAAGACTCAAGCCATACGACCAGGTTATCTCGCATCGACTTGTAATGGGTCCAGTTTTGTTTACTGAGGGGAACTTCAATGAAGGTATAAAGTTTCTTAGGTAAGTCAAGGCAATCTTCTTTCAGTCTTCGAAGTACATACGGAGCGGTGAGACGGGTTACCTCTTCTTCATTTTTGAATGAAACAACTTGCTTTCCATGAAACCCTCCCATAACCGCGTACTTTGCCCGGAATTGATAGTAGGTTTCACATTGCAAAAGCATTGGGTTTAGCATTTTAAACTGGCAATAAAGATCAAGCAAGTTACCACCTGTCGGTGTCCCATTTAAAACATACTTCCGGTCGCACCATAGCGACATCTCATACATTTGTTTAGTTTGTGCGGCCTTCGGGTTCTTAAGGAAAATCGACTCGTCCATGACGAGCATGACCTTCCGGCCTTTAATATTTTTAATGAGTTTGTCTCCGTGTTTTTCTTTACGGATAAGTTCGTATGAACCAATGACCCAATTAAGACTATGGTTATCAAGAGTAATTAATGGTCCTTTGAAATGATGAACAGATGATTTGACCCAGACATATTTTTGTATCTCCCCTAATTCTGGGTCTAACCAGACAGACTTAACCTGAGCGGGACAAGCAATGATAACCGTGTCAATAATCCCCGCGTCGTATAAGATACAAGCCGCGTTAATTACTTGGTACGATTTTCCTACGCCCATTTCGTCAAAGAGCGCGAAGTAGGGGTGGGTAACCATTGCTACGATTCCCGTTTTTTGATGTTGAAAAGGTGGGAACTTAAACTTTCCAACATTCAATGAAAACATTTATTTAAGTCTCCATATTTCGTAGATCGGCAGACGAGCTAGCTTTGCGAGTTTCATCGCATTCTCTAGACTAACATTACATCCATTTAAAATCCGGCGAAAAGTAATTGGCGTAACGTCAATCAGCTTCGCTACCCCGTTAATGGAGTACTTATCCCCCAACGCTTTTTTCAATGCTTCTTCGAGTTCGCAATGAAAAATCCGCGCTGGCCATTCAACTTTTTTCTTTGATAAAGTCATCTCAGTATTTTCTCCTAAAAATTTGGGCCATGCATTTAAGCATGGCCCAATTTATGTGTACTAGCAAAGACGGGTGTGATTTGCGGTTCGTTCCAGCTGCGCAGCGTCGGTGTGCAACGCTAGCAGCTGTCCCAACACATTGTCATCATCCGGGATGTAGTCAGCAACATGGACGCACATGCTAACAACTTCTTTTCCGTCCACGATCTTCTTGATGTTTCCGCCACGGCCCTTGTAAATGCGGTACTTCGTGTCGTTAACTTCTGTTTCAAAGTATCGCTTTTCTTTGTAAGACTTCTTTTGCTCGTCAGTCAAAAACAAGAACAATAGTTCTTCAGCTTTCGCTAAAGCAAGCTTTTGTTCTTCTTCACGCTTCGCAGCCTGTTGTGCCCGCAAAGCTTGTTCTTCAGGAGTTGGCTGGACGTAAGAAGGTTGGCTATAAAGCGTCGCTTGTCCTCCCGTAACGCAATATTGCCAGTTCACCCATACAACGTCGTTGCAAACAGTTGTAGTTGCATAAGCTTGGTTCCACCCAGCCCAAACTTCTGTATAGTTTGAAGCATACGGGTATTGAACGTTGCTAGCCTCGCAATTAATATACGTTGTTGCCATTATCCACCCACCATTCGCGGCACCATGATAATCCGTTCCGCAGACGGGTCAAATTTTGTAATGATATCGCCCTTTGAGCCATCCTTTCCGGTGGCTTTATAAGCGGTGTAGTGCTTGGCGCGAAGATCGTTGAACATCTTCTTGGCCGCTTCCACTTCATCTTCGTTATCCGCATCCCACATCAGACGGGTATCGCCCGTAGTATCCAATGTGTGAATTACATTTTTCTTCTTTTCAAGAACCGCTGTTTCGCTCATTTGTTTCTTCTCCTTTTGGAATTGGTTGCCACCTAACTTCGTGCATGCTTTTTGAAACACGCTTGTGAATCAACTGATACTTTGTTCCGCACTTGTCGCAGACTCGATCAGTAGAATTAACCGAGCCATCTTTACAAACGTAGCAATTAAACATTTGATAGATCATAAAAGTAAAGGCGGCATCGCTGCCGCCCTGGTTACGCAGATTGAAGCTGCTCCTCCAACTGCTTGATTTCATCCGCCAGTGAAGTTCGCTTCTCTTCCGCAGGCTTGAGAGTTTCGAGCCGTGCCTTCTTGGCTCGTAGCTCGCTTTCCAGACTGTCCAAACGTCGGGACTTGATCTCCCGGCGCAGCGCCTTTATGCTCAGCTGGAACCATTCCGGTTCGGGAACCTGATGGACTTCATAAGCTTGATGCAAAGTCTGCGCGAACGCCGACAAAGCGATAAGTTCATTGATCTCCAACCGATTTACGTCGAAGTTTTTCAAATCACTAAGTTCCATACCTTTTCTCCTTGTTTGACTTCCGTACTTTGTTGCAAAAAGTTTGTTCTTGATATTACGCGACTTTTTGTTTTGCATATTCGTACTCCAAAAGTGGCGTTGCCATTACTTCATCAACTAGTGAATAACGGTTCATTCGCATCGTTTGTACCAAGTTCGGCAAGGAGTAATGGTCAATACCCTTTGTCAAGTCGAACTCCTGAAGATCAAAACCTTCATGCTTCATGTACTTCGCTAGATCACGAGTCGCGTAGTGTCCTGGGTACATATCTTCCGTCCGATATAAGTACACCGGAATTTCTTTGCTATACTTCTCGCAATACTTTTTATAGACTTGCGGGAAGAATGGCGTTGTGTTTTCAGCGGCGTCCGAAACGACGGCAATACCGTCCACTTCTTCATTCGCTTCTAGCATTCGTTGCAATCCGCAACCGATAGACGTTCCACCACTAGCGTTGATATAACGGGTTGCCTTTTGAATTACTTCCAAAGAACAACCTGTTACGTCAATCGTTTGCGGAGACTCGTTAAAGAAGACAAGCCAAACTTTTCCCTTGACCATCTTCGCAAGTGTCGCCGCAACCATCCGCGTCCATTCAATAGTATGCTGCATGGAACTCGACTTATCTCCAAGCACCAACCAGTTTCCGTCAATCGAAATATTCTCGATCTGCCGATCTTGCAGCCCTTGAAGTTTTGCTTTTAAAGAGTCATCCGTCATACGCTCGGCTGCTTTTGTGGTCTTGAGCACGTTCTTTTTGCTGGACGATGCTTTCTCCAGCGCTTTCTCATAAGCTCCTCGCAATACAGGGTTCGCCTTCATTCCCGCGTTTTCAAGGAACTTTGTGTTTGTGACCAATTCAGTTGCCGACATGGCGTTAATCAACGCCAAGATTACGTCCGGCTCCTTAACTCGCACTCCCAAAGCACCGCTTGCGATTAAAAACGGAATGCGATTTGTCATAATCGTTCCCGCAGCTTCCGCAGGCGACATATCTTTCAATCGCGAAATCAGATCAAATATAGAATCGTGCGGATAGTTACCACGGAACAAAACGTTTTGCGCTCGTTCTCCTGGTTTTGCGTGGACTAATCCGTACAATTCTTTCAGCGATCCCCGATGTTGAACAGCCAACCGATCCCACTTCGCGACATTTGATTCTTTGTCACGAAGATAGTACTCAATTAATCTGCGGACTTCTTTCATTCTTCCAGAAATCTTTATCTCTTTGGAAAAACGAAAAACTCGAATCAACTCACGCGGGTTCAACAGTGTGATATGCGCAAGTGAATTCTCCACAAACTCTTGATGAAAACCGGGGACTGATAACGACACGACTGGCAACGCAACTTTCGCGTCACGAATCTGCCCCTTAAAGCGATCCCAACTAATCAAATGAGCCATGAATTCCGGCTCGTTTTTCGTTGCCAATCGCCCAATAGGAACGTATTCTTGAAGTTTTCCGTGGGGTGAGCGAGAAAGCTCGCTCAAAATTTTGTTCTTAGTTAGACCTTGCTCCATATTTCTCTCCTTTTGACACAAAAAAAGTCTGACAACATCAATTTTTAATGTTGTCAGACTTTTTGAATTGACTGAAAGTAGCTCAGCTTTAACTTTGTTTTATGCTTTCGCTTTAACCAGCTGAGCTAATCCCTCCATCAAAGTTATTGGTGAGGGATGAAGGATTCGAACCTCCGACCTAAAGCTCCAGTAAACATGTAAGCTACGCAGTATCAGTCAAACTTTATGCTTGGAAGTCGATTGGCCACCTTCTGATATTCGCAGTATCATGTAAGCCACTCAGTACCAAGCAAGCTTAAGGCGGGGGGGTTGTGGATTCGAACCACTTAACCGTTTTCAAGGCGGTATATCACCATGTATCCATAACAGTACCAGTTGTCTGGAAGTCGCGATGGGTTTTTCAGACCCCCCGTTAGTACCCTGGAAGTCGCTAAGCTGTATTCTGTTGTAGACAGATGGATACGATCCATCAACCTATTGCTTGGAAGGCAATCGCTCTACCAATTGAGCTATGTCAACGTGTAAGCTTCTCAGTACCAGGGAACTTCTTTGTGCGCCAGCAACTTTACACTCCATACTGGAGCGCCTCTTTGCCGTAGGTGCCAACGCACAAACTTTAAAATTTTGTCAATGAACTTTTTAACTACCGTTTTTTAACGGTGAAAAGAATAATAGCACACCGCGTACCGGATGTAAATAAATATTTTTTAACATCCATTCACCGCCGAAACGAAGGAGAGAACGCTCGGCGGTGGAATGGAGTTCTACGCTGAAACCCCTGCGTTACGCCTCGCATCAAAAGTGCGTGCTTTTCGGGTTAGCGCAAAACGTTCCCGCCCCTTCGATTGATAATCGAGTGGCAGTTTAATTTGTTTGCTGAGACGTACTCCTTCAATTGCGGCTTGACGACTTGGCCGAATATCGATGATCTCTCCTACTGCACCAATCTTCGCGTTGCTCAAATCGATTTTGTGCTCGACGTTCTTGACCATTTGTTCCGCGATCCATTTCGCGATAGGCGGACTGACACCCTTCGAAAGATAGGTCAAGAAATTGTTTTGCATCTTGTCTGGCCACTTCCAGCTATCAGGGAAGCCGATAATTCGTTGATATTCTATTTGAGTGAGCGGTCGATCATGAGCAAAGAAAAAACAACCGCCAAGGATAACAGGGCTGAACCAATTAAGATCAAGCTTACGAGGCAGGTTGACCCCAAATAGTCCTTTGACCCCCGTGATCGCATCCACGGCAGCGCGAGTTTTTTCCACGTTAGAAAACTCGCTAACAGTATTAACGAAAGCGCCAACATTTTCATATTTCCGCCAACCTTCGTAATCAAATCCTTTCGAAGCAAACTTCTTTCCAAAATATTCCACCAAATGAAGCATCTTCTTGTTTGGCACGACTTCATCTGGCGGTTGGATAATGTCGCCTACCGTCTTATAAGTAGGCCGATGATTAACAACGAGCCGCGCTAAATCGCGAAAGAACATCACCCATATTCTTGGACGCCATTGCGGAACCCCGAAGGTTGCGGCATTCAAATAAATAAAGTAATGGGTGTACTTATATTTCTGCGCATACTTGGCGTAAGTAGCCGCCGCCTTCAAACAACCTGGAACAGACTCGATGGCAAGCGCGGCGCAATGATTTCCCATGCTGTAATCCATTACGTCTTTATGGCACTTGAAAGCATCGGTGTTCTCTCCGCGACGTTCGACATTGTTGTTTTGGTTACTGAAAGCAGCGCACGGCGGATGAGCAAGTACGATTGTGTTCGTAAGGTCTTGCTTTGGCCATGGATGGGCGTCTACATAGTTCAACTTCGGGAAGTTTAACTTTTGGGATTCAATCCCGTAACCGCAGTCTTCAAATGAACCGCGGATTGGAATGCCTGATTCTTTTACTCCAATAACCAAGCTTCCAGCATAACTATTGATAATTAACGCATCTAGACTCATTTGCTCTCCTTTAACAACTCAGTTCTAACTGCCGGGTTACATACTCGATTGGATAAGGCACCCCCGGAATTTTTATTTCAAGAAATGTACAAAGTTCCTTCCATCCCGCGCCTTTTTCCATATCCATTACTAGTAAATCTCCTTGACGATCTTTGAAGTACGCGATAACTTCTGCGTTGTGCCTTCGATACCGCTCCAGAAAGACGAGCGGGTCAAAATCACGTTGGCCATACAGAGCGGTATGAATTTTATGGCTAAAAGGGTAAATCTCCCAAAGATGACGAGTGGGATTAAAGTTAGAATCCCAAAGTTTCTTTACGCTGGTTAACCACTTCGTTTCATCACGCTTTGTCAAGATAAACTTTGAACCGGGATACGCTTTGTCAAGTTTTTCGTAAAGTAATGGAATCGGAAGATCACACAAAGAATAAAACCTGTCAACCGTTATCGATCTTCCCTTGGTGTGCATCTCTTCCCAGATAGCTGGCGCTTCACCTTTTCCCCAATGTAAACTATCAAACCCAAGAATTTGAAAAGCTTTGTGAAGCGAAGTCGTCGCTGTCTTGTGCAATCCAATTCCAAAGACTCGTGTAGCAATCGGGTTTAAATTGATTGGCTGACGCTCGAAGTTCTTAAAAACTGTTCCTAGCCCAAATCGACCGTTATTCACAACGGTAGACGTTTCATTACCGGCGATACGCCACGAACCCTGTGCCTCGAATTGTCTAGCATGGGGGTATTCTTTGAATCGAATAGCGGCGTTATGCGGAATTGTTCCAAGATACTTATTGTCAATGAAACGGCGAACATATCCCATTCTTCCCATACGGGCATTAAAATCGATGTCCTCGCCACGCCACGTATCGTAGACTTCGTTATATCCGCCAGCCTTGATGAACTCTTGAGCGCGTACCGCAAGCCGTCCGGCAAATCCACGCAAAGGACGTTCCGGCCCGTGCGGTAAACTTTGAATGTGCTCGTAGTTCGGTGTCAGATAAATTCCTTGTTCCTTAAATTGATTGGCCACAAACTTATCGAAGTCCGGGCCAGTAAAGTTATCGGCGTCAAGCGTAACAAGAATGTCGGCACCTTCACGGATGCCAAGACGGGCGGCTATGTTCTTTGCATGGGAAACATGGAATGGACCTTCAGCCGGGTAATTGTATAAGACGAGTTTACCGCTTTTAAGATGATCCTTGCATTTCGTGACGATAAACTCAAGAAGATGATCTGGGCTGTTGTAATTTAGCAAAACAAATTTAGAATCTGGCAGTTTGTTGTTCGCGATATTTTCTGGCAGCGTTCGTTCAATATGTTCAGCTCTCCCTTTACAAGTCGTACAAAAAACAATCATCTACCACCTCTCCTTAAAAAGTGCGATCATCATATCGCGCTTTTCGGAGAAAGCAAAATAAATTTTTTCACGTTAGTCTCGTTTCTGAAACAGAAGAAACTTTTTTAAATCTTCCGTGGAAAAATTTGCTAGCAGGATAATCATTTGTTGCTGGTGCGGGAGATGCTCTAAAGCTTTTAATATTTTTGTGTATAGCTTGTCCCTTTTAATGAGTTCTTTCATGAACGACGGTTTCATTTTTCCTCCTAGAAATTGGTGCGCCCAGAAGGACTCCCACCTCCAACCTTCCGGTCTAGAATCGGACGCTCTGAAATTGAGCTATGGGCGCATGGTGCGGGTGTCGGCATTTAAGCCACTGATTTCTCAGCACCCGCAAATTTCAATAGCCGATAATCTTGGAATATAAAACGATACTCTTCTTCCAATGGAATCGTTGCTATTGAAGTAAAACCAAAGTCATTGTCGGGTTCCGTATATTCGTAATGCGGAATCTTCCACTCGACAAGCTTGTCGCGTACCTTTCTCAACGATTTAAGGTGAGGTACGCCGATGTAAATGATATTGGGAATGCCCGGATCGGGACGGTAGCTGGAAGCTAGCTGGTAGACAGCGTGCAGAGATTGAACTGCTTGATGCTCGGCGGGTATATCCTGTCTGACAAAGACATAAACGTAACGGTCAACTGAAGTAATCTATGTCATAATGGCGAAACTATAACATCGAACGAAATCGATGTCCACTAAAAAATTACAGGACAGGCCCAATATGGGCCTGCCCCGATTTTAAACCAAGTTTTTTGAGTTCTTTCTTTCCAAGTTGACGTTTATTGGAATAGACGGCTTCTTGCGTAGTTCTGACATAATACTTGTCACGCCATCCACGTTCCGTACTATAGACGTTGATAACCGATTTCTTAGTGTGATACCAAATACCGTCAATCAACGCATAGTACGTTCTATCATTCAACTTAATTTCAAAATGATAGTTGGTTTTCTTTTTCTTCGGCCTTCCATTAAACCAACCATTATTTCTAGAATCGCAAAGAATTCCAGTGTGGGGATGAACGTAATACCAGTGAGGAGTATAGCCTCGTACTGTCCTGATAGCCCCATCCGTGTATAGGAGCGCATCTTTTTCAACAAAATCCCAGATATGCGTCCAAACGTGATGGCCACTCACGCTACGACGATCCAGGTTCTTTGCGAGATGCGAGTAAACCTCATTCCAGGGTTTACCAATGTTCTTACGAAGAAAACCGTGTAATGAACCGAGCGAGTCGGTCAAGCTTTTGTTACCATCATTCGACCATCGTTGTTGTTGATGGCGGGAAGAAGATGCACGAACTGGTTCATCTTCATAATCGGAGTCAGGATTATACTTCAATCTCTTTCCCCACTTCGCTGACTTTGCTTTTGAATTAGCGCGTTCTTGCTCTGTCAGCAGCTTCGAGAAATAAGGCTTCATGGAAACATCCTCCACTAGTACACTATAGTGGTTGCCATGAGGCACCTCCTTTGCTTGGCCAATCTTTTACCGCATAAAAATTCCCCAGGCTTTTAACCTGGGGAACGCGAGGGACGGCTTAAGCAGCAGCCTTCTCAGTTTTGGTCTTTTCACGGGTCTTAAGAACATCTCGCTTGTGCGACAGTTCCCACAGCACGAACTGTACTGCACCTTTAATTCCCGTTTTCATTCCAACGACAATTTTCTTGTCCTTGGTTACTTGTGCCACGATGTCCGCTGAAGTCCCTTCTTCAATCTTATCCAGGGCATGGACGACTGCTCCCGCGTGCGTCTTGGGGTTGAACTCGTCAACCTTAACGCTCGCTCGCAAAGAATAAAGCTTACGACCACGAGGTGCCGTTGAACCAGTCTTCTTCTTCTTGGTTTTCTTGGCAGCTTTCTTCGCAGCTTTCTTCTTTGTTTTCTTTTTGGGAGTTGCGGATGGAGTTGAATCCTCAACAGGTGAGGAGCCGTTTAGTTCATCATTTTCGTTCATTGACTTTCTCCTTTGACTTTAACGATTCCCTTGGGTATCAATGTTTCCCGAATAACCCATAGGATTTCTCGTTCTTTGGCCTTAGCCAAATCTTGTCCACTTACCTTCAACTTCGGCGCGTACTTTATGACTGAAGAAATTCCCGTAACCGTTGCTGGACCCTTTTGAAGTACTCCAAGTATTTCCATGGTTCTAGGGGAACGCTTGAATTTTTCCAACGCGGCGTTTGTCAATTTCTTGGCAAGCTCGTATTGAACTACTTCTCGGGATTTTGGATCAAGGCTACTGGTTATCTCAACACCCATATCCGACTTTTCGATCTCGCTGACTGGTACACCTTTTAAAGTGGCCAGACATCGGAAGACTGACCGTGTCGGCAATTTACGCTTTACAGATCGAAAGAATTCTACTCTTGACTCGATCATTTGTACAATCTTTTTTCCGTAATTTACATTATCTTCCAAGTCATTCCCAGGCCACAAGACGGAGCCTCGACATAGCACATATTCTGCGCGTGGGATTGAGTAGTCTTCCAGATAGAAGGGATGGAATAAGGTCACGTTCTCGGCATTTTCTTCTATAATGATATAGACAGAAGCGCCAATAACAGGTGCCTTGGGATGATCTGTTCTAATCAGACGAATCTCCACTAGGTTCTCTCCAAAAAGCCTTTTGGCTTTTACCGGGTGTTTTCCACCCGGCCTTCACCGTTGCCTAACCTGACTACACCTTCACTGGACTTCACACCGCCGTTGCGAGACACAACTCTGCCTGACTTTACCACGGCAATGCTTCACCGAACTTCACATCACCGTTGTGATACGCGACCGGACTATACCATGGCGATGCGTGAGAAGACTCTGCTATTGCCCAGAAATTCTCTTGAGTAAAAATTTTCCAAAAGAATCATCTTTTTCAATCTCTCGAACAAGATTCCAGTCACCACGAACGCCGATGCCTTGTTCTTGCCAAAGATCGTAGACAGCGCGAACACCAAACCAAAAAGTATTCATTAAAACATTTGCTTGATAACCAGACCGAACAACAGAGTCCTCCAACGTTTTTCGAGCCACTGGATCACGTTCGTATTTGACCTCAACCTCATTTCGTTCTTGCTCGCGACGATGAATCATTCCCACAAGATAAAGCTTTTTGAGATAGTCATCATCAATCTTTCCGATAACAACCTCATTTTCTTCTTTATCGCTGAGTGGAAGCGATCCCGTTGGATCAGCCAGATCAACCTGACCAAATAGTTCTTTTACTTCATGCTGCGCTTTTGTTTCCACGGTTCTCTCCAGAACGGCTAGCTGCCGTTACTGCCGCATTACGCGGCAGCCTTCTTGGGCGTGTAGATAAAGGCCCACTGTAGTATGTCTGTCGCAATAACAGAAGCAACGTCATAGAGAAACAAGGCGACGACGAACAGCCAAATCCAAGCAACGATACTTAAAGCGAGCCGAATTGGAAATGCTACACACCAAAATAGTTTTCTAATCCTATCAGATAGTTGATGGTCTTTGTTTAACATCGGTTCTCTCCTTAACGGCCAACCGCCGTTACTGCCGCATTACGCGGCAGCCTTCAAGCTAAATCTATTTTCCGGCCAAGTCGATTACTGATGATCGATTCGTAAAACTTCTTTTCTTTTTCAAGGCCATTAATAATGGCTTCTTTATATTCGGTTTCAGTGAAGATACCTTTTTCGATAAGTAATCGGCATAGCGATCCCATATCAGCTTTGTTCGTATCGATTCCAACGCGAAGATGCTTATGCGCTCGAAGATTCGCGTCATTATTGATGTCTGCAACTTCGGGATGATCCAGTACAAGTTGCCAAGCTATTCCAGATTGAATAGCGTGCCCCAAATCTTCATACTTTTTTAAGAACTCCTTGTCTGTCATTAACTCTCCTTTGGTTGTTGCTTACTGCCGCATTACGCGGCAGCCTTCAATTCTCTTTTCTTCGCCCATATCGCTTTTTGAATTAAACTCATTTTTTCACGATATGCTTTTGTTTTCTGTTTTTTGCCGCCAAGCATTCCACGACGAATCATCTCTCGTTTTCGTTGCAATGGCGTCATCTTTCCCCAATAAATAGCTTGAGGACTTAGCTTCGGTTGTGTACTGTCAGTACGTGGACGAACATGTACCTTCTTCGAGCCAGTGGAGATCGCATATCTTTTGGAGGTGTATGCCCGCACTTTGGGCAAACGTTCGGCACTGTCCAATACCCACCCGCTCGTCTTGGATAAAAGAAGCTCCCCCAACCTTCTGGCAAGGTCTTGTCCAGAAAGTGTGCCCCCTGCCTGAGCAACGACGGTGTTAATGTTTTGCTCGGTGCTGGCATAAAGGAAACCGACCGCGAACCCCTGCGAATAATCGGTACTATATTGTTTTTTGCCATTCATACCTCTCCTTGATTTGGACTAGATGTCCTTGAGCGACAAATAATCATTGGCATCTTCGGACGTGTACTCTACTCGATCCTACTCTTAAGCCAATACTATTTGCCGCTCAAGCACAGCTAGTGCTGTGCTGTGCCTAACCCTTCCATCGCTTTCAGTACGACGCCATTGTTTAACCTCACCTTGCAGTTCTAGTGCTTTACTCTACCCAACAATGCCGATACCGACATCGCTTCATATCACAACGCCCATGCGCCCACTGCTTGACTCAGCCATTACCTCACCCTACACTACCGACACCTCACAAGACTTTTCCTTGCCAATGCAGTGCTAAACAGGACATAGCCGCACCTTTCCGTCACCAAGCCTCACTTTGCCGTGACACTACTAAACTAGACGCTACCTTGCCGTGGCGAAACTTGACACCACCTATCATTACCGCCACGTCGCTCAGCTCTGCGATACCAGGACCGAACGCCGCCTCGCCTTGCCGACACACGACATAACTCAGCTTTACCTTACTGTCGCAGCGCCTTGCGTTACTCGACCTCACCAGTGCTCCACCCAACCACACCTTTCCATTGCCGTACGTTACTTTGCCTCACATTGCCAGCGCAATACTAAACTTGGCAGCACTTTTCCAATGCAGAACTAAACCTAACATCACTTTGCCACTACCCAGCCCCACCACGTATCGCTTTACCACCGCCCAACCAGGACACGCCCCACCATTGCGTGTTACACCACACTATACTTTGCTGATACGATTACAGCCCTTATTGGACGCCTCAACCTGGTCCACTTACCGGAGAGGAACCAATAAAAATAAGCAGACCCTCAAGGGAGGCGTCCACTAAAGGCTGTAATTTTTATACTCAATTCAATCCGTTAGCAGGTGGAACTTTGTAACGGAATCGTTCTTCTGACTTTGGTGGCGGTGCTGGAATTGTAGTTGTAAACTTAAATCCAGCTACACAGATTGCGATAACCAAAAAATCCAATACAATTTCCATAGTCCTCTCCTTAAAGGCTTTTGAGCCTTTACTACCAGTTTTATCTGGTAGCCTTCAAACTTTTTTTCAAGACAGGAACTAATGTTTGACTTCCGCGACCTTCACCCCACGTCTCAGGGTTATATCGCGCTAAACATTCTGGCGAACAAAATAGTTTGTCCTTCGGAACGAATTGTCCACAACCTTGAAGACAACGACGTGGATTTCCAAGATCGTAGAATTTTTGAATAAAACGTTTGATGTTCATCACTTTACCGCCAAAGCATCGCTTAATAAGGCCCTACTATTGCCTTGGGATCACAAAACCGATTATCCAACTATCGTGAACCGCCAGCCGTGAACGAATCATATTGACCGCTCCCGCTAGCACCAATAGTTCTTCAGCGTCGTTTTCGTCACCCCATTTATTACCGTGTCGGTCAACGGTCATTCTTTCAAAGAATTCACCTTGACCTTCGACAATAAATTTCTCTTCAAGGTCGCTTAGCATTCCCATAATCGCTTTGCGATGCCACTTTAACCGCTCAGGGCTAAAACTGTAACTGAGTTTTATTCCATGAACTATTATCTTGGCAAATTCCTTGGGCTTGATTTCTTCCGGGTGAATCATCGTGTCCACTAATATTTTATGAACACGTTCTTTTGTCAATTGACTTTTACCCATGAAAATCTCTCCTAACTCGTGAGTTTAAACCAGAGGTTTAACCCCTGGTTCCTTCATCTACGCCAAACAGCACCTTACCCCACTAGGCTTTTCCTTTACTCAACCTAACTACTCCATTGCAAAACGTTACAAGGCTTAACTATGCTGGCACATTCGGCATGAATTCTACTACCATATTGGCTAGCAGTTCAAGTTGTTCTTTGTCGCCTTCACAAGCTTCTTCCAGTGTTGGAAGACCGGAGTTCACCGACTTAATGACCTCCTCGCGGCTGGCTAACCGTCCTTCCGCATACCATTCCACCTTTAATGGATCGGCCATACGAAACAACAAACCACCTTTGTCCTGGATAACAACATATCGATCTGTCGTCCATAACATAGCAACACCTGGATTACGAGCTATCGCCATTCCCGCAGACATATCGACAAGTTTCTTATTGTCAATAAGGTCATCCTCACGCCGAACCATCTTTGGCATCGTCAAAAAAGGGCAAGCTTTGGCGGAAAAGGTAGCGCAATCGTGATGAGACGGTGGTTCCGCTGATATGCGATTAACCCCGCACATCGGCCCAGCTACAAAGGTTACCCATTTTCCTAACGGGTCACCGCAAACCCAGCATAAACTATGTTCCACGCAATCAATGAGAAAATCTCGCCGCATGGCGCGGAACTCAGGATAAGAACCTGGTGTTCCTGGCTCGACCGTCTTCGCATCATTTCCTGTTCCAATTAACCATTCCACAAACTTTGGAACTGGATAACCGCGTTTTGGATCGATTAGCAATTTTTTAATCCTGCTGGGCATTTCTGGCAAGCCTTCACGATAAACATACTTACCGCGAACACCCCCTGAAAAGTCATAGTTCTCTTTCATTTTTCTCTCCTTTCAAGTTTACTTATAGGGGAGTTTCAATCCCCTACCTTCATAAATAATGCTTGCTTTATTCTCCCCCTTTGTACCAGTGAGTTGGTACGGATGGTGTTGAAATTTGTGGTTGGGATGCGACAAGAGCGTGATCAGCTTTATACGTGTCGCGACCAACGAAGAACGGCATGCAAAAGAAGAACAAACTTATTCCTATTCTCCGATACCATGACATAGTGTGATCCAAAGCCGTTCCGATGCCCATTGTAAAGAAGAGCATGAAAAAGAACAAGCATGCTCCTAGTGCTAAGTAGTAATTACCGGGCATAAACTCTCTCCTTTCAAGTTTACTTATAGGGGGAGTTTCCATCCCCTACCTTCATAAATAACGCTTGAGGCAAATAACCGTTTGACCCATCTCGATCTACTCTGATAACTGGAACTTGCATTAACCTTCCGCACCCACCGCAAATATACCGCCAGTTTAACTCGACATCTTTGAAATCTAACTTATAGACCGTTCCAAGTTTAATCTCGTCTTTCAATACACTGTCTCCACAAGGGCAGATCGATAAGTTGATTAGCGGCATCGGACGAATATCTGTTAGCATAATTCTCTCCTTTGAAATTTAAGCACAGGTCAGCGGTGAAGTGACCCATGCTCCTTCATTTTTCGTCTTCGAGTTTTTTAATTAGTTCATAAGTTTCGTGCGTCTGTCGAGTTGCTGGTAACTTCCCCAGTAACTCACGTAACGCTTTTATGGTCGCACGCTTGTATTCGGCAGGCGTTCCAACGCATTTGTGTTTTTTCCATCCGTATAGTTTATGGTTGCATGGTTCGTATGGGCATTTTACGCCCCGGAACCAGTACCATAGATCGTACAGGTACTCATGCAACTTGCTCCCCCTTTCTGTGGTTGCTTAAACACCGCGATGATTTGCGGTGTTCCTTCATTGCCCACGCCGGACCAGGCGACCTCGACAACGCCACTGCTATACCATACTTGGTTGCACACTTCCATCGCCCTACCCATCGGTGCCGCGGCAGTACCCTACCCTGCCATGCT